AAAGAAATCATTTGGCCTTTGGGTATGTACAATACTCGTTTCAAAAGACTTAAACGCATGACTGCTGATTTCTTGACTTGGGACGGAAATGATGCTACAATGTTATATGGCATTGGCAAATACGGTTCAGATAGTTATGAAATCTTTTTCAAACAAAACTACACCGTTGAGCCTACAGATAAAGAATTGAAACGATATCTCGAAGAGGAGATTTTTAATGTTGTTGAAACTGCTTGAACGACTGGGCCGTAAGCGTATCATTTTTGATCGCGTACACAACGAACCTTATCTAGAAAGATACTATCTCTTTCTTAAAGAAAGAGAACGTTTTCCTTTCAATGTATTCTTACATAAATTCCTCAAAGGAGATCCCGACGATGTTCATGATCATCCGTGGCCTTACGCAACTCTTATCCTTAAAGGCGGATATTACGAATGGGTACCGCAATTTGACGCCGAAGGAAAAAAGAGTTGTGAAATTCGAAAGTGGCGTGGTCCTGGTCACTTCCGTGTATGTAAGCCTACTTCTTATCATCGCATTGAACTAAAAGAAGGTGTTACAGCATGGACTCTGTTTATGCCTGGTCCTCATAAACGTGAATGGGGTTTTTTAGTTAACAACAAATGGATTCAACACGAACAGTATCTCAAGGAAAGATATGAACAAGCTCATAATCAAACAAGCTGAACTAAATGGATTAGTTAGTAAAATCTGTAGAGATATTATCATCAGCGGATGGCGTCCTGAATATGTAGTAGGAATCACTCGTGGCGGGTTGATTCCTGCTGTTATGATCAGTCACTATTTTGGTGTTCCTTGTGAAACACTGAAAGTGAGCCTTCGTGATGGTGGGGAACCAGAAAGCAATCTCTGGATGGCTGAAGATGCATACGGACATACTTCTAAGGAAGTTGATTTCTTCGAGGGCGATCCTATGGAATTACTCAACGAAGGTCGTGCTAAAGAAATTCTTATTGTAGATGACATCAACGACACAGGCGCTACATTTAACTGGATCATGAAAGACTGGCCCGGTGGTTGTATGCCCAACGATGAAACATGGAAAGAAGTATGGAACAACAATGTGCGGTTCGCTGTCTTAGTAGATAATCTTGCTAGTAAGTGTGAAGTTAAAATGGATTATGCAGGTATGGAAATTAACAAGGCAGAGAATGATGTCTGGGTAGATTTTCCATGGGAAGATTGGTGGACAAAATGACTAGATTAAGAATAACTATAGCCCGTTGGATTTTAGGCAAGCATTGTGCCTGTTATAATATGGGCTATCATAAACTCTGTGATTTTCGTAATCAGCGTATAGGCGGAGGTGGTAAATGATTGACGCTAAGGTAAAGATACATTGCACTGACAACGGCAAAGATATCGAAGCGCATGTTCTTAATTACAGACCTAAAACATTCTTAGAAGTTGCTTTTCAAACTGTAAAATTACGCATGGTTTATAAAGAAAATACTCGTGTTTTTTTCGGAAGTTTGATGGGCAGAGAATTTGTTATTAAAGAAGATGCTCTTCCACAAGATCGTAAGGAATTTCAAAGATGAAAGAAAATAATACGAATAAGATAATGCTCGGTCAGCCTCCTTTTATAGATGACAGTAAAGCACCTTGGACTGAATTGATCGAAGAAGATTACCATGTTAAAGTTTTTGAGGACAAGTATCCAGTAACACCGGGACATCTTTTATTTGTACCTAAATACAACACCGTAGCTGTTCTTACAGACTGCTTTGAAGCCGCTGTCCAAGACGGAATTAAAAGAGTAAAAGACGGTGAGTGGGATGGTTTTAATGTAGGTTTTAATTATGGTTCAGCAGCAGGACAAACGGTCGAGTGGCCGCATGTTCATTTAATTCCCCGACGCAAGGGAGATATGGAAGACCCCACAGGCGGAGTGCGTCATGTGATTCCTGAACGGGGCAATTATAGGAAATGGAAATGAGACAACAACTTTTAGATGCGTTAAGATTACATTTTTCTTCTCACATTCTTAAGCACAAAATGAATGTAGAAGTTATGTTAAAGAATCCAACAGCTTTACCAGATCATACAGATTTAATGGATGCTATGGAAAAAGAGATTGCACTTATCGCAGAGTACATGGATAAACTTGAAGTATTAGACAAACATTTTAAGGAATAAATTATGCAAATTAGAGCAGATCAAATTACTGAAGGCGGAGTAGCCTGTGGCTGTGGTCGTAGTCCAACTGGTAAATGTATTGGTTGGCATGGTTTAACTGAAGAAATGTATCAACACCAAAAAATGTTATGGATGGAAGATCAGTTTCGACGAGACCAAGAATTAGCAGAATACACCAAACAGGCACAAGAGCTCTGGTCAGATTCTTGTACTACAGAAAGATCTAAATAATGATCGAAATACGAGTTCCATGGAAAAGCCAAAGTAATCAATGGTGGAATGAGACCTGCGCTCAAATCATTGAACATTTTGGTCTTCCTGGAGATCGATATACTACGGAAGTAGCTGCTGACGAAATGAAATTTTTTTTTAAAGATGAAAAAGAAGCTCTTCTTTGTAAAATTATGATCAGCGAAGAATTATGAAAGAAAAATTTCTTTTCGTTATAATGATTTTATTCGCTGCATTTATCTTAACTTTTGCAGAATTTAAAAAACCTGTAAGGGTTTACGATTGCGGAATGGCTGAATGGCATCCAGATATTCCGATTGATGTTCGAGACGAATGTCGTAGACTTAGATACGAGCAATGGAAGAAAGAGCAAGAAGAATCTAAAAAGAAAATATTTATATGACAAAATCTTGGATACTGCGAATAGAAGAAGATCCAAATTCAGATGATGCTATTTTAACATTTCCTCCAGACCTGCTATTAGAGGCCGGATGGGAAGAAGGTGATTCAATTCATTGGATTGATAATCATGACGGATCTTGGAATCTTGTCAAAGAAGAAGACTTGACAAACTTCATTAAAAAAGGTATAATAAAGAATGAGTAAAATAAAAATAGCAGAACTATTTTATAGTGTTCAAGGCGAAGGACGTTATATGGGCGTGCCTTCTGTTTTCTTACGTACATTTGGCTGTAACTTTAAATGCGCTGGGTTTGGTATGCCCAAAGGCGAACTTAGTGCAGAGGTCGAAGCTATTGCTGCAAAGATAGGAGAGTTTAAGAAGTATGAAGAACTCCCATTGGTTTCTACTGGTTGTGATAGTTATGCTAGCTGGGATCCTCGCTTTAAGGATCTTAGCCCAATGCTTACTAGCGACGCCATCGCAGAAAGAATCTGCGAAATTTTACCGTTCAATGAATGGCGAGATGAACATCTTGTCATTACAGGAGGAGAACCGTTGCTTGGGTGGCAACGTGCTTACCCCGAACTGTTAGAACATCCTAAGATGAAAAATCTTAGAGAACTGACATTTGAAACTAACGGCACCCAAAAACTAACTAAAGAATTCAAAGAATATTTACGCAATTGGGGTTTAGATCAAAGAGGTTACCACAAGTTAACATTTTCAGTTAGTGCCAAACTTAGCTGTTCGGGGGAAGAAAGACACGAAGCTATTCGACCTGATGTGATTTGTGATTACGAAGATGTTGGCTATACATATCTTAAATTTGTCGTTGCTACAGAGGAAGATGCAGAAGAAGCTCTAGAAACCTTAGATATCTATCGTGCAGAAGGTTTTGCAGGTCCTTGTTACTTGATGCCTGTGGGCGGAGTCGAATCAGTTTATACATTAAATAATCGCCGTGTTGCAGAATTAGCAATGAAAAACGGACTTCGTTACTCAGATAGACTACAGGTACCGTTGTTTAAAAATGAATGGGGAACTTAATGTTAACTAAATTAATTAAAAAAATTACAGGCATTGATAAGTTAGAAGCAAGTATCTTAGAAATGCAGGCAAGAGAAAAAGAAGCCGTTGAACAATTAGCAGCTAATCTTAGAGAAGCAGAACGTGCTAGACAAGAAGCAGTTAAGGCCAAAGAAGAAGAAGAATTAGCAAGACTTGGTCCAAAAGAACGTGCCACACGCAAAAAAGAACCTTGGGTAGGTGTTTTGGATACACATGTTAACAAAGATAATATTCGTAACGGTTTTTTTGAGCTTGACTGGAATGAGCATTTTGTGTTAAAATTAAAGCAAGAAGGTTATGGTGCAGACGGTGACAAAGATGAAGAAATCGTCGATCGTTGGTTCCGTGAGCTTTGTGCCAATGTTGTAGTAGATGGCGACTATGGTGGTACCGTTGAAACTGGTACTTTGGACATACAGGCTGTGAAGAAGAATAATCAATGACATATATTTTAGTTGATACTGCTAACACGTTTTTTCGTGCTAGACACGTTATTAACGGCGATGCTGACATTAAGCTCGGCATGGCTTTTCACATAACTCTAAATTCTATCAGAAAAGCGTGGCAACAATTTCATGGTAGCCATGTTATTTTCTGTTTAGAAGGTCGTTCATGGCGCAAGGACTATTACGAACCATATAAACGAAATCGTGCAGAAACCCGTGCTGCTCTTAACGAACGCGAGCAAGAAGAGGATCGTGTATTCTGGGAAGCCTTTGACACATTCAAAGAATTCATTACAGATAAAACTAATTGCACAGTATTACAAAATCCACAGTTAGAAGCCGATGATCTAATTGCTGGCTGGATACAGAGTCATCCCGGTGACGATCATGTTATCATTAGCACTGACACAGACTTTGTACAACTTATCGCACCCAATGTTCGACAATATAACGGTGTGATGGAACATGTTATCACACACGAAGGAATTTTTGATGACAAAGGCAAACCAGTCATCGACAAGAAAACCAAAGAACCCAAACCCGCTCCTGACCCAGAATGGTTATTATTTGAAAAATGTATGCGTGGTGATACCAGTGATAATGTCTTCTCAGCGTATCCGGGTGTTCGTACTAAAGGCACAAGCAAAAAAGTGGGTCTCACTGAAGCATTCGAAGATCGTAAAAGCAAAGGATTTGCGTGGAACAATCTCATGCTTCAGAGATGGACCGATCACGAAGGCAAAGAACATCGGGTCTTAGAAGATTACGAACGCAATCGTCGATTAATCGATTTGTCATATCAGCCAGATCATATCAAAGAAATCATTTCTACCACAATTTCACAGGCAATTGAAGCCAACAAAAATATCAGTCAGGTCGGAATTAGACTAATGAAATTTTGTAATCTTTATGATCTTAAAAAGATTTCAGAACAGGCACAGAGTTACGCCGAACCATTAAATGCGAGGTATACACTATGACAGAGATTCATGCTAAACCAATTATCGATAATAAATTTTGGATCGTCGAAAAGGACGGTGAAAAATTTGCTACCTTAAGAAAAGATGAAGACAATCGATTTGTTATGAGCAACGAACTCGGTATTAAAATTTATGATACCAAAGAAAGTCTTACACGACAATTTGGTAAAGAATTTTTTGTCGCTAAAATTTTAAAAGAAAGTAACGATTCACAACCTAACGAAATTCACGGATATCCTACCAGCACCGAACCTCACAACGCTATGTTTGATATTCGACGTAAACTTCCACTCTTTACCAAGAGCGGAGATAGTAAAAGTCTTTACTGTGCTGGTTACTATGTTATTCGTTTCGATAAGGGTTGGGTTAAAAGTTTTTGTCCTAAACTTATTACCCTTCAACGATATGATTACAAAGGACCGTTTAAAACAGAATTAGAAATGAAACAGGTGCTCTCAAATGTCTCAAAATGATCTACCCGTAACATTACCATCTATCCAAAAGTTAATTCAACGTATTTCTATGGCTGAAAGAAGTCAGCAAAAAGAAATACGTATCACTATACAAGAAGCTAGAGATCTCACATTAGAATTAGCAGTATTAACATCTAGATTATCGTCAACTGTACAAGAAATACATGCTATGTTGTCTAATATCCAGGCTAATGCTGAAAAAATAGACGTTAAGTTCGACGGGGGCTCTTTCTAAAAGATATAAATATATACGTGGTTAATTAGGAAACACGTATAGATGAGTAGACCAAAACCTAAAGTAATACTTGAACATGCTAACAAAGAGAATTATAAACTAGATCAAGTTCTCGATAGTGAAGCGATATGGGCTGTATTTTATAAAGGAAAACCTTTTAATTTAAAAAGCGGAAGTCTATTGGCTAGTTATCCTGGACCGAAATATAAGAAGGTTAGTTTTTCAAATCCAGGCCATGCACATAACTTAGCTAAAAAATTAAATCGACTTTTTAAGTGCACCGACTTTGAAGTTTATAAACTAACGAACGGCGAAAGGGTAAAGTAAATGGATATCAAGGATACCTACACAACGGTAATCCTAAAATCAAAAAACGAAGCCGTTGATCAAGACATTGTTAAAAAAATGCGTAGTGTGATATGGCACAATGTTCGCGAAAAAACAGAAGGCGGCTTGCGACTAACAGAACAGGGAATTAAACTAGTCGAAGAAGCTGATATCAAAACTTACAAAATTAATCTACCCGACGAATTTAAAATCACTCCTCAGATTTTAGTTTGGTTAGATAACTTCTTAGATTCTCCCTTTTATCTAACCAAAAAATATATAGTGGTTCTAAAAGAAAAAGCAGCATTTGAATTATATCTATTCTCTGGAGATATAAGAAAAATGGGATATGGCAAAGCCCTATCTAAAAGACTTAGCCAAGAATCCGCCTCGTCATAAACTACCCACATAAATATTTTTACTATGTTTGAGATCAATCCGTTAGACGTTCTAAAGAAAAGAAAAATAAGTTTCATGCCTCAGCATTTTTCAAAATTGAAAATTAGCGATACAGATTACTTTGATTCTAATTTAGAAAATTGGATTTTTAATAAATTAAAAGGTCGATTTGCTATTAGTAAGATTCCTATGGTAGACCAAGATAACAAATTAAAAGTTTCAATAGTTGTAGGATTTGAAAATCAAAAAGAATTAACATTTTTCATGCTCGCATGTCCATACTTAAGGAGAACACAATGACCGAGGAAATCAAGAATCAACCAGCGGCCGAAACAGCAGCACCTCCGCAGCCGGAGCAACAACAAACTGATCTTAATATCAGCGACCTTGTTTCTTTGAAAAGCATCATCGAGGTTGCCAGCCAACGAGGCGCATTTAAAGCAAACGAGTTAGAAGCAGTTGGTAAGACTTTTAATAAACTGAATTCATTCTTAGAATCAGTAACTAAAAAAGAAGGACAATAATATGAGAACCCTAAAACACATTGGAAGAATCGAAAATACCGGGGCAAAAGTTTTAGTGGCTTTCAGAACTTTGCCCGGAGAATCAAATATGGCATTAGTAGTATCTGCTTCAAATTTGCCAGATTCCTATCATGATGCAATCATGGCGTTGGTTGAAAGCGAACAAGCTCAAGAAACTTTTGAGTTCGGAGAGCTATTACACATTAGAATGTTCCCGGACGGTAAACCTATGTTAAGAACCTTGCAGGTAGGAGGATGGTTGCACAAAGTGGCTACTGATCACGTCACGATGACTCCTACTACGAACGATTCAATTCGATTAGACCAATTAAATGTTTTAATCGCGGAACAACGTAACTGTGCAGTGGATGATCTAGCATATTTTGTTGCCGGAGCTCCGGATAAACCAGCAGAAGTACAGACTGTTGCAGAAGTAACAGAAATTGAAACACCCAAATCTCAAACCGAACCTGCTGTATTAACTGACAAAGATCTTGCTCGTAGTTACAGAAGTCAGGCAGACGCTATGTATAAAGAAGCGGCAAGACTACGCAAACAAGCTGACGAATTAGATCCGCCACAGAAAAAAACTGCTAAGGCTAAAGAAACTACAGATGCCTAAGCCGTTATATAAATTACCGAATCATTTTATAAAAGAATGGCCGGAAATATTTGAAGATCTCTATGTAAACACTATTCCGGTGTATTACATAGAGTTCGTCAGATTAGAATTTAAAAATGGTAGAGTGTGGGAAATTGATGTAAAAGAACAATTAGCAGACAGCCATGCTCAGATTATATCAGATCGATTAGTTGAAACTTTTCAGGAATATCGAGAAGATATAACAAAAATAGATTTTAGATTTGATATTTCTCGACTTAAGAAAGACATCGCAGAATCTAGCTCTAAAATTTTATAATTCGTTTCTTTCTTTTAAAAATTCAACCAATTTGGCGGCCCAGCGATCTGTACTGATCGGGCCCCAATGTCCGTTATCTCTTCCAAAGTCTACTTGATTATTTCCATAATTATAATAAAAAATATTTTCTCGATTTATACAAGAATTGATAACTGACATAGTGCTATCATCCCAAGACGACCAATATAATCTAGTCCCATTTAATTTTGCTGTGGTTTTAGCCCAAGCAATATAATCTAAGGCCGACGAAACAAAATAATCAGACGTAAGAACTTTGTATACCTTTTCATATGATGATCTAGTATTTTCCATATTAGGTAGAATATTATGATAATCCCAATCGCCTGCTCTATTCCTACTAGGATTTGGTATTCTATCTAAAGCCGGTAATGTTATCATGGCGCACTTGCTAGGTTGTGCAGTATTAAACACATGAAATGATTTTAAAACAAAAGGTAACGATCCGCCCGGAATTCCAAGATTTATACATTTGATTCCTGTTCGTTCTTCAAATATAGTAGTTACGTTCTTGTCAACTCCGATACCAAAAGTATAACTACACCCAAAGAAAGGTATAAAATTTTTTTTGAATTTCCATTCTTTACCTCTGAAGCCGTGAGAATTAATTTTATAAGTCCACGGATCTGTTTTTACGCCTGGCTCTCTGAGATAAGGAAATTCTAAGATCTCAAACGGTTTTCCAACACTTTGTTCTTTACGCAAAATTCCGTGAATAAATTGATTTATCCTACCGATATTTTCAAGACCCATGTTAGGGGCATATATCTGATCAATATTATAAACAGTCATACTTTTGAACAGAGGTTATAAAAGTCAGTAAATTCCGGAAAGGTTGATAAAAAATTTGTATCTCTTCTAGCGTCATGTTCATTTACAAAGGCATAAAAGTCTCGTCTATCTTGTGTAGTATCTTCTGGATTTTCAATGTACGACTTAAACAAGAAATACACTCTTTTCATTTTTTCATACTCGGCTTGTTCAAAACCAAATAATTCTCTCGATGTATAATCAATCAAATTGTTTTCCATAAATTTAATCTGCGATTCTATATAAGACATAAAATCAGGCGTTAATATTTTTATACTTTGATGGAGAGGATTTCTAAGATATGGAATGTCGATAATAAATTTATAATGCTGTATTCCGAGCTCTCTTCTATATTTCTTTAGAGCCAGCATATCTTCGAGAAATTTTTCAAACGTAGCTACAGAAAGAGCATTGTAGGTACACATTAAACCGACGGTAGCTTTAGGACATTCTCTACTAAATTCGTACAAGTTTTCGATCCATTTATTATAATCCATTCCGTATCTAATATATTCGGCCTGAGCACCGTACGCTTCACCGCTGGTAAAAAGAGCGAAACTTTTTACCATTCGGTTTTCTAAAATAGTTTTGATCTTAGAAATAAATTCTTTGAACAAATTATCAGGTACCACAAGATTAGAATTAATAGCTAATTCTAACTTTGGATTAGGATTTTCTATGATATAATCTAATACTCGAAAAGTGTGTTTAGTTAGTAGTGGTTCGCCTCCGGTAATCCTAAATGTGTGTAATTCAGGATAGAGATCTGGCCACCAGCGCCAAAATGCATCAACATATGGGTTTTCTTCTCTTTCCGGAATAGGCATTTTATTATGATGATTCTTAATATGCTCCAAACCATTAAATTGAGTAGAAGTTGGATAAGGACCAAATGCTACTATTTCTTCCATCCACTTAGAACTAACGTCCGGGGAACAATAACTGCATTTAAAATTACAAGTAGTATTAAAACTTATTTCAAGATAGCTAGGGTTAATATTTCCTTCCCAGGTCACTTCTTCTATTTTGTTTTTTAAAATTCTCGACCAAGGTTCAGCACTTTTATATATTCTATCACTATAGAAATCATTATTACCATAATCAGTTTTATCTTCAACGTTCCAACAATACTGGCACTCTGAAGGTCGAAAACCGTTCATCATTTCTCTTCGTTTTTCTTTCTTATAATTGGTATTATGTAAAGCACTAGCATCAATTACAATTTCTTCAACAGGAATTTTATGTGTTCCAGGATGATGGCAACTATGAGTATGACCGGTTCCTAAATGAATAGTTGTTTGACTCCATTTGGCCAGACACATTCCAGGACCATATTGATCTAATTCTTCTTTAATCTTCTTATACAATACGATTCTATGCTGTTCCATTACTTAGAAAATTCCTTTTCAAATTCTTTTTTCAACCATTCAAAATCATTAATCATATTTAACATGTCGGGATTATCTTTATTTGTTTCACCGTAAGCTCGGCCTGCGTTAGCTCCTGCCAAAGAATACTCTCCAAAATCTCTGTCTTTACCCACCGTGCACCATATTTCTAATCTTTCTAGGGTTTCTTTTTCTCTATTTCTTGCGATAATTCCACTAGATAATTTCACACACTCTCTAAAAGCAGACTTCCATGTAGAAAATGCATCTGTATTAAATGCCGTTATGTTTGATACAAATGGCATGGCTTTAAATTGTTTAGATATACTAGTTGTCATGTCCGGTCTAGTGGTATCCATATTCAATGTTAATTTCTTAGGAAATAGTTTAACACCGCCATAACCGTATTCTAAATCATTAATAGGATTACGGCTTCTCCAAACATGTACTGTTTCTTTATCATAAGTAGAAACTATATGGTCAAATTTAAATTCGTCTACAATTAATGCATCTGCATCGACTACCCAAAATACATCAGTGGTAGACAATTTAGCAGCTTCAATATGTGCTTGATGTATTCCTTTAATTTTATCAACTCGTTTGGCTCGAGGAAATCTTTTCAACAATAATTTATAATTCTCATCGGCATTAGGTTCATTATAGCTAATAAAAACAATATCGTAAGGCTTAGGAATAGATGCCTGTATATCTGTTTCTTTTTTGTTAGCAAAAAATTTATAGGCAAATTCACGTTGAGAGATTTCTATATCTTTAGGAAATAAGCATATTCCATCATAATAATTGCCATTTTTAAATGCATGGATGTATTTGGTATCTGCATATGTAGCTGCACGATAAGTAAAATCAAAATCATCATTGATCAGTACATCATACCAAACTATCCAAAACATTTTAGTAGATGACGTATTTTTAATTTCTTCTAGAGTAGCTGTTGTTGGTAAAAGTTTCGCTCGGGGATGATTTTTAATTACCTTTTGATCAACGTCTCCTATACAAATAATATCATATTTTTTAAAACGACTAGCTAATATTTCTATCGGTTTAAAATTCATAAAAAATCTAAATTCAATTTCTTTTTTACTTACTTCACTGTCTTTAGAAATAAGAACCACACCGTTATATTCTTTATCGTTTAAAAATAGGTGAGTATAGGCCTTGTCCCATTCTGGAATCACATAATCAAATTTAAATTCGTCGACGATTTCTAGATCATCCCAAACTATCCAGAAAAATTTTGTAAAACTTTTTGATTTGAGATCATCAAATGTTTCTACATTATCACAACGTATAGCTCTAGGAAATTTAGATTTAAAATCAATCCAATCTTGATCTAATATCTTATCTCGACTGGCATACAAGATATCATACATGTTCTGGCATTCTAAAATAAGTTTTGCACAACTCTATAGTTTCGTTATAAAGATCTAGAGTGTATTTGCTAGTAGCAGGTTCTAGATAAGGCCAATTAAATCCTAATTGAAGTTTTATTTTTTCTCCTAGAGATTTAATTTCTTCTACTAGACCTTCGCCGTTGACTTCTTCATAAGGGCGTCCATATTGATTCCATATACCTCTAAGAATTTCAAAATCTCGTACTTCTATATAATTCCAATCTGTACAATTGGTCATCCATGTACCTAGTCGAGCACCATATACTGCATAGATACCATTTTCTTCATGACTGCCTACGGTGGCCCACATTTTTAACCTATGAAGATTGTGCCACCAAATGCGTTTTTGTATTTCTTGAGGTTCGACCTTGATACCATCAAGCAAGGTCATTTTTACACCCTCACGAAATCCTGCTCTCCATGCTTGGAAAGGCGATCCTGTAATGATACTATCGCTGAAACTCATTGGAAAATTACGATAACCATCTTCCCAACAAAAATCTACCTGAGCTCGATCACTTTCGCTGGCTTCATGGGTTTTCATGTTAAGAACAAATTCTTTATTCCAAATTTTCAACCCGCCGTTTCCATAGCGTAGACCATTGATAACATTTCGGCCGCACCATCCGTAGACTTTGATCTTAGGATCATTCATATCTAGATTAAAATTAAAAAATTCAGGATCAACAATATTGTCAGCATCGACCGTAATAAACCATTCAGTTTCACTGGCTTCTGCTGCGGCCTTATGTGCAGCGTCCGATCCTTTTACTCCATGAATACGTTTAGCCCAAGGAACTTTATTACAAAGATCTGCATAATGCAGATCAGCATTGGGTTCGTCGTAGCTGAGAAAAATAATATCAAATTCGATTACTCTCATAATATCTCCAATTGATAATGAGGGAAAACTCTCTTGGAAAATATACTAAATTCTCCGTCAACATCAACTTTTTTTTCAATAATCTTTTTTTCTAAAATATGTCCTAGTGTAAACGAAACAGTATCATATAGAATATGTGGATCATTATAACCAGTAACAATGAATTTTAATTCTAAATTTTTAGGCCAGGTTACATCGCTAAAATATTTTTGATGTATTTTAAATTTCATTATCTTTGTTTTAGAATCGTATGTAATCTCTATATCATTCTTTTTGGTCTTTTTTGTATTCCATTTTTTTTCTATAATTCTATGTAAAACTGTATCGATAGAAATTTCTGAACTATCCTCTATGACATCTATAGTTCTATTGTATAGATTTACCTTACACTTGGACATATTAAGAAAACCACTATTAATCTTTTCTGCTAATTCGTGGTCGACCGGAATAGCATCAACGATATCTTCTAGAGCATGTCGAGGATAAACACCTTTTACCGTTAAGGTATTAATATCATAAAGGGCATAATATTCAAGTTTTTTAAGATCAAACTTGTCTGCAAAATCGGAAAAATCGTAGATTATTTCTTCCATGCTATTTTCTCTAAAGTTGAAATTAATTCATCTGTCATTATATCTTTTTCGACATAATGAACAATACTGTGTTGCTGCTGATTGCCTATCTTTAATTGTCCTCGATCATTGAGGTAGAAACCTGCATGATCTGTTACCTTGTTCGAAGGCCAGGGCCAATCCTGTACCATCGGTTTCATATGAACTATTTTAGGAAAATCTAAAGGATAAGCTATCTCATCTTGTATATCTAAAATTTTAGCACTAAGAGCAAATGCTTCATCGGTTCCTACTTCGTTAGGAATAAATTCAGATAGAAAAGTATTTTTAAATTCTAAATGATTTTTAATTACATAACGACCGAGGGTGAAAAAATCATTTGCTAATTCACTATCTTTCTTAAAATAAGTATAAAAAGAATAAAGATTAGGTAATTTATTTTTAGTAAAGGCTTGACGATAAAAATCCTTAGTAACAATTTTATCACTAATCGTGTAAGATTTATTAGCCACATACAATTCGCTGTTGTTAATAAAATAATCGGCCCAATGACTACAATCTCTCAAAAACAACATATCTACATCTAAACAAACTGTACAATCCCAAGGACTCAATTTATCCATCCAGGATCTACCATCCCAGTATGTTTCTTTATCCCAATGTATTACTTCATCAAATACCCAAGGACTTTTTAATTTTTTTACTCTGTTAACATTATTAGTTACTAGAGCAACTTTATCGAGGCCTTCTTTCTGTGTATTTTTTATACTTAGAGCTAGAGCATATGCCATCTTAAGATAATCTCTAGATACATGCTCCGAAATGATTAACAAATACCCGAATGTCATATCATCTCCAACAATAAATCTTTATTTCTAACTATACTTTGTTTATTCATGACATGCACATCTCTTCCAGAAACTACTGCTGGATAAAAAGCATTCCATTCTTGTTGCTTGTGTATTAAAAATATCAATCTACCATCTTTAACATCAATTAATACATCTCTATCTATAGTAGTTAAAAGAGGAGGCAGAGCTGACGTGAGATCAGCTTCAAAGCCATCCATAATATGTTTTGCGACACTGAATGAAATATCGTTTCTATATTGCTCGGTAGAAAATTTAAAAATTTCTCCGTAATGTTTATAGTTTTCTTGAACGTGAGTTGTTAGATTAAAGAATGTTTTAGCATAATCGGATTTAGAAAACATAACGCATGTCGCCCAATATAAATGAGTTCCTGTTTCCGATACTGTGATATCTAAATGGCCTACCCTATCACCTTGTACATCATCGATAGATTTTGATATCATCACATCATAATCTAAATCCCAATAGTGGGATAATTGATCAGAAAAAATTAAAAAGTCACTGTCTATCAATAATGTTCTATCATATGGAGAAACATCATATGCTACAGTACGGCTAGAATTAATAAAAGGAACCATCTTAGATTCACCGCCGTCGTTAAGACGACGAACATTAGCAGTATCTGGCCTTTCCACTAATATAATCTTTTCGAAAGTATCTTTAAATCTTTCTTCGTTACCTGATTCTTTAACCCAATCCATTGTTGACTGATCGGTAACTACAGATACTGGAACTTTGAGATGTTTTTTAGCAAGGCTTCCTGATATAAGAGCCAAAACTGAATAATCAATCTCTCTACTATTATGAGCAAATATTAGAACACCTTTATTCATAGGTCTAATAATTTTTCAATAGTTCTTGATTTTTTCAACTTATCGAAAGAATCAATATATTCATTTGTAGCTGAAAAATATCTATCAAGTATCTCATCTTTGAATTTTTCAAGATCGTGGACCATGATCGGATTACCGTTGGCGTCTATTAAGGGGATAGACTCTGTGCGTCCGTTCTTGATGAAAAAATCAACAAACGTTAACAGATTTTGATCTATTTTAAATATGCCGCCGTTAAAACCGTAGGTTAATCGAGCTTCTAGTTTTTCTTTTAACAATCGTCGCTGTGTAGCTAGAGTCTGGCGATAATTTGAAAATGCCAGGGCGGATTTGAGTTTGTCGTCCAATTTAATCTCTCCATTATATACGCAGTTTATTTATAAACTGCCTAACAGAAGAGAAAAATTTATGAACCTGTTATGTTGCCTAGAGTGTATATAGGAGAGTCGATGAAAAAACTTGCAGGAATTAGGTCTGGATATAAGACTCCGCTAGGTCTAATTTGACTGACAAATAATTCTAATTTTCCGTCAACTGCATCGCCTGGTAGCGGTGGCCCTGGATCGTTATATCTATCTTCCCATGTTGCCGTGAAAGTCAGTATTCTTGCGCCGCCGTTTGTATTATTAGTTATATCGCAACGAGCGGCTAAACGGAATCTATTAGTAGAATAAGGAGAGCTTGCCGAAGCAGTATACCAGAATTGATCAGTATTAGTCAAAGTATAAAAATTTACTGCGGGTGCAGTTGAACCAAAAGACTGTGTACCTACTGTATTTAAAAGGCTAGTCCAAGAAGTGTTTTGCGACGTAGAAACTCCACCAGATCTTTCACTAGAAAATCTAATTTTGCCGCCTGCATTGAAAAAATATCTTGCTGCATCTGTCGATGCAAAAGTCACTGTCACAGTTGCGGTACAACTAATACGCCATGTTGTAGGTGAAGTCGTTGAGTCCCAAGTCCTCGAAATCGAACCTCTAGATTCTGTAACAAACTGACCGTTAGCTATATTAAATTTATTAGTTCCAATATTGGCCGCTGCATTAGTATAAACTGTTGGAACCTCTGTAGAAGCAGCACTGATCACACGACCTTCTTGTAAACTAATTAAATTAGGTGTTACACCGTCTTGATGCAAAAGTATGCTTAATAAGTCAAATTTTAAATTTTCCCAATCTTGAACAGAAACCAGTCTTCCGGCCGGTATCTGTATCGACCGTAATGTCTGACCGTAACCAGAGGTGCCGGCTCCGGTACCTAAAATATTAGCTACCTGAGCTCTTAAATCATTATAATCTGCTATTCGAACTAGCGCATTAGTTACTGGTATCGCCATTTTTTATATTCGTAAATTCACTGAACTATTTATGGTGCTCGACCCATGTATCTTAAAAATTCAATCTCCGCTGTTTGTGCTACACCGTTTATGTAGGCTGCACCAAGAATAGCACCCGACGGATATCCTGCAAGATAAATCGGCAATGCTACGGTTCCTGAACTTACATTAGCTGGGATAGTAACTGATAATGTTGTATTACTATCAGTTCCATATATGTTAGTTATAGGGCCTGTCCAATCAAACCTTAATTCTACTACTATCGGTGTAAGAGAAGGTGTATTTAAAGTGACTCGTAATTGAGGAGTCTGACCCCAATATACTTGTGAAGGCTCACCTGTCACTGAAGCTACTGAGACATTTCTTCCTTGACCTGCGTAAGTTAAGAACGCTAGATTATTATTAGATTGAGGAATATTATTAATAAATGCGGTACCAATTAACCCGCCAGCTGGTAAATTAGTCTGATAAACAGTTCCCAATACCGATGCTGTAGTTTGACCTGCAGGTACATTAATATTAAAAGTATTAACTATGCCAACTTGTCCTATGGCAGATGCAATAGCACCCGAATATACATACCTAATCTCAACCGGTGTTACTGCCGCAGAAGGACGAGTTAGTTCAACATGAATTCTCGGAGTTTCTCCCCAATAAATGGTTTCAGGAGTTGTATAAATTCTACCAACCGAAATCGCTTGACTGCCTGGAACCTGCTGTGTAAATGTTCTAGACCTTACTGCCGAAATAGCATCTAAGTTATCCTTATATCTCACATCAACACGATAGGAAATCTGTGTCCCCGGAGTAGCCGACGAAACTTCAATATTAGCACTTCCGGTGTAGCCGGATCCGGTCCAGGTTCTGAAAGAGATACCACCTGCTCCACCACCGCCACCTGCTGTTCCATCTTGTGCAGGAGATCCAGCGCCGCCGCCGCCAGCGCCGATAGCCCAAATTCTAACCGCAGTAGTTCCTGCAGGAACTGTGTATGCTGTTCCGCTAGTTAATACTATGTATTGAGTTGATCCGCCGACAAATTGGCAAACTACAGCACCTTGACCGCCTCGGCCACCTGTTTGTACCGCTGAGTAACCAGAAGCGCCACCGCCTCCGCCACCATATAAACCTGTGCCTCCGTTGCCGCCATACCAACCAGCTCCGCCACCACCGCAACCAAATCCTAAAGCAGTACCACCGTTCTTAGCATTTCTAGGTGTTGATCCATCATCTGCTCCTGCGCCAGTACCGATCCAGGTAAAATTAGATGCTATAACCGCTGCCTGTAATCCTAAATAATCTGAGCTTTGGGCACCGTTTTGTCCTCTGTTCGAAGACCCGGTATACGGAGCTCCGACACCACCGATAGCGCCACCGCCACCACCACCGTCATCTCCTGTCATTCCGCCACCAACACCACCAACTACACCACTGTCTCCTCCGCTGAAACTACCACCATTGGCATTTTGTGTTGAATTATATCTTCCACCTGTACCGCCAAATGCTGTAAGTGTGACTCCTTGGAATGTAACTGTTGTATTGGTTCCGTTATTACCGTTCGATGCACCAGAACCTCCCTGACCACCTTGACCAAGAGTATATGTTATAGTTTGACCTGCTAAAGATAGTCCTGATACCGGTGCTCCAGTAATTAGTTGTTCTCCATTAAAAGGTCCTCCGATAAAACCTGATATCGGAGTAAGCGTCCATAATGCAGATTTTAATGTACCGTCAGTATCGCCGCCGCCTGACCAACTAAATCCAATATTAGCAATACCTCTAAATGTTGTACCCCAAGACAAGGCTACTTTACCAGAACTTCCGTTTCCTCCAGGATTTCCAGGATTAGTTACAGTATTACTAACTTGAGTTATTCCGCCTCCGCCACCTCCTGCGCCGAATCCTTGACCATTATTACCTGTGCCACCAAGGCTACCTAATCCTCCTGTACCGATTGGAGTAGATCCTCCGTTACCACCAGTTGAGCTATTTGGATTATCAGTTTTAGTTCCCGAGGTTCCAGCTTGGCCGCCGGGCAGGCCTGCTAATCCTCCCTTACCTAATAAAGATGTAGTTGCATCTTCACCCTGGATACCGCCGCCGGCTGAGTAGACTCCGGTAAGAGTCGATTTTCTTCCATATCTTGTGGTCCATATAATTCTACTACCTTGCGTGATAGTAGCCGCAACACCTGCAGGATTACCGCTAGAAGAAGCAAAATTTTCACCTACCACTACGATAGTATATAACCCAGCAGTGAGTGTTCTAGTTACTGTACTAGTGCTTGTAAAGGTATTAACATTTTGCATGATTAATTCATCGTTCAACCATAGTGCGTTGAGAGAATTATCTGCTGCGGCAGTAAATGTATATGAACCATCAGAAGGTATATGAACTTCATAATACCATACTTCTCGATCTCCTTCCGAAGGAGCCGAAGTAACTGGGCCTGCTGGCCATACTGCATACGATTTCATAAAACTAGACCAAGAAGGCCATGTTACTTCCGGATAAACGGTACTGTATGAAGGAGTTAGATTTGTAAATCCTTCAGCAATATAAGACATAGTACCGTTTCTATTTAAAGAAACTCTATTTGTATTGGCTTGACCTGCACGTCCTACACGAATCTGTAACTTTTGACCTGGAAAAACTGAAATAGATCTTGAAACATATCCTCCAGAACCACCGCCACCGCCACCTAATTGAGGGTCATCTCTTACAGAAAATCCACCAGCTCCGCCACCACCAGCAACTTCAACATTTAAAGTAGAAACTCCAGGTGGTACTGTAAATTCATAATTTCCAGGAGTTGTATATTCTTGTGTTCCGGAAGGTGTAAAAACATCATACGAAGACAAGGTAATTGCCGATTCGATTTCTGTCGGTCGAGTGGGCGGTATATTGGTAATCGCAGGAACATACGGAACATAGAGAGAACCAGGTGGAACCACTGGTGCTCCGGATTCTGAAATTGGAATAGTAGTAACTGTCGGTCTAACAATAGAGAAAGTTCCCGAACCCTCAGGTACCAATGTTCCCTGTGCTCTAATTTCGTCAACAGTGAGATTTAATGTGCCGTCAGTGAATCGACTAAATGTATTGGGTTGTAAGTCGATATAAGAAATTCTAAATTGGACTGTTCTTGCTGTGCCGCCAGTATTTGTAGTGGTATCGCATCGAGCTTCGATCCTGTATTCGTTGTTTCTATAAACTGAACTATAGTAAATACCGCCTGATCTACTACTAAAAACTGTTTGAAAATCGCCTGTTAAATTATAAAAATTTACGGTGTTGCCGATAGCACCAAAATCTCTTGCACCTACCGAACTTAATAATCCGGTCCATGCACGATTTTGCGACGAAACAGTACCTCCCGAACGAGAACTAGTTAAACGTATTTTACCACCTGAATTAAAAAAGAATCTCGCTTGATCTGGTGATCCGAAAGTTACAGTAACAATCGTTGAAAGTGTATTATACCATAAATTTGTATAATTTAAATTGGCAATATTTTGAACAACAAATTGACCAGGTCCTAATAAAAATCTATCTAGAACTGCTTGATCAGCTAATTGATTATATTGCACCGCAGGTTGACTGGTTCCGAAAACGACTGGATCAGCTCTATTCACTGTCGGAATAATCGGGATTACTCCTGTCTGGTGTATTCTAAGATTTAATAGATCAAATCTTAAATCATCCCACTGGGATTTTGTAATAATCGAACCAGGTGCAACTGCCTGACTTATAATTGTTTGGCCGTATCCCTTACTACCGGAACCTACTCCCATTATTTCTGCAATTTTGCTACGAATAGTATTATAACCAATCGCAGTGATGAACGATCCTGAAGTCATATCTATCCTTATATTACCAATGCTTCAATAATTTTTACGCCTTCGTCGTCGTTACTCTCTAAAGCAACTGCAAAAACGCCATTAGAATGAGGAACTGCGATCATAGCACAGCCGTTATCAGCTGCGATTAAATCATCTCCTTTTTTAACACGACCGATTACTTTAACTGGAACTCGACCTTTTAGAGCTACATAAACTCCGCCCTCTAGATCTTTATTCATCATAAATGCAGGATTCTCGCTGATTACACCAATCGCACGTTTACCCCATTTAGATGCTGTAATTTCTTTTTCGCCTCCGATCATCACAACTGTGCCTGTTTCGTAATCCGAATCTGGAAGATATTTTTCAGCAAGGTCTGCATATCTCGCGGCCGTCGCTGTTCCGTCAAATAAAACAGCAAAAAGATTTCCAGCTGCATCTCTAGCAGCGATAGTATTGCCGGCTGCTGTAGTTTTTGCACTAACATATGTGGCGCTGGTATCGACCGCAGTATTATCAATTCTTAAACGGTCAGTGGTATCACTATTGCCTTTAAATGCTGTAGCAAAGATCTGCCCTGTACTATCTCTGATAGCAACAGTAGAACCCGACGCAGAAACGTTACCTGTCAAACCATTAAGTGTTAACGTATTTGTAGAAGTTCCTGTAACATCACCAATAACGTTTCCAGTTAATGTTCCTTGGAAGTCTGCTGTAATAATCTTAGTGTTGGCATTAAAAACAACAGAATCGTCGTTAGCGGTTATATTTCCTTTGTGTGTTCCTATGGTATTACCTGTTACGTTACCTTGTAGATCTCCAATAAAGGTAGTAGCTACTATTGAGAACCAAGCGTTGCCTGTTGCACCAATTGAATAAAAATTGTTAGCACCAGGTAAAAGACCGTTTGGAGCAATAACAAGCGGCGTTTTAGTATCTGACGACGAAACTTTAACTCTAAAATTAAAGGTGCCGCCACCGTTATCTGTTTCAAATACTACCTGATCTCCGTTTTCAACTTTAACTGATAGATCCTTTTGATCTCCTAATCTAAATCCAGGATCATTAAAATCAACACGCTGATCAAATAAAATAGAACCTTTTCTAACGAAATCGTCAGCTACGAATCCGCCTAATTTGATAGAATTAGAAGCAGTACCCCAGTAATAATGATCTGAACTAGTTACTCCAGTAGTTGACGAATTAATTAAATTATAACCTTTCTTAATCGTGGTAAATCCAGCGATCGGATTTAGTGTGCTGTTAAGAGTAAATTCGTCTTTACTTAAAATTACTAAAGTGTCGCCGCCTGATTGAAATTTTAATATAGAGTGATTTGTACCACTAATATCCTTAACAATCTGTGGGACAACTCCAGATGCTCCTAAATCGGGGCTAGCCTCAGGGCCAACAAGAATAAAATCAGATCCCGACCATGTGTATAATTGATTAGCTGTCGTATCCCACCAGAAATCACCAACTGTTAGTCCTGATGGAGCAGTTGCTGAAGCTTCAGCACCGCTGGTTACTCTAAATTTTGCTCCGTCATAAAACTTTAATCGTTTTTCTCCGCTGTCGTACCAAATCTGTCCTGTAATTACTTTTGGTGGCTGTGTGGTATTAGCAAAATTTTCTAGTAAATGTAAGAAATTTTCATTCTGTACCTCACCATATCCTGCATAATTTTTACCAACAAAGCGAATATCAGTCGTGGTATCAATAGTACCATCTGCGACTGAGGTTAAAAAGGTTCCGTTAAATTTATCTACTTGATATGGCATCGAGTAACTCCATTATCTCATACTATTTATCAGGATCTAAATTTAGACCCTACCAACTACAACTTCAATTAATCCCTGTTCTCCATCAAAATTTTCAATGGATTTACCGATAACTGATCCTATTTTAGGAGAATTTTCGGCTTTGGCAAAGCCATTGCCTGCACTAACTAACATATCTCCTTTTCTAACAGAGCCTTTTACTTTACAATAAACTCTACCCTGCAATGCTACTGGTACTACATACGTCGATTCTAACTCGCTGTTCATTAAGTATGCAGGATTTTGAGAAACAATACCTGCAATTCTTGTTGAATTTTCCGATGAGATAGTAACCTCGCAATCTCCTCCAAAATCTAAAACCGTGCCATATTCGTACGCCGAATCTGCTGTATAATTTTCAGCTAAGTCAGCGTATCGAGCACTAGTCGCTGTACCTATAAAAGTAAATGCTCCAGCATCAAGATCCTTGTTTACGTTCCACTTGTCGCCATTGACGCTATAAAAGAATTGTGCTCCTGCACCGTCGATTGAAATTCCTGCTCCGTTCGCTGCTGCTGGATTAGCAGAACCGGCTGCTAAAGTTAATAAAATATCATCGATAAATGTTTGAGTCGAATTAATGATCGTTGATACACCATTAACTATTAAGTTGCCATCGATCACTACATTACTAGTCATTGTTACAACATTTTGTGGATCTGTGGTATTAATAACCGCAGTATTGATAGTAGGTGCCGAAACTGTAGTAGAATGAATAGTATTAAATTTATTAGCTGTAGATCCTATATTGATAGGTACAGTTCCTACGGGTAATATTGATGGAAAATCTTCACCTCCAGATGCTAATACTGTGGCAGAATCTACAAATCTAATAGATCCGTATCCCGGTCCAACAGCAACATCTTTTATTGAAAAAGTAATTCCTTTATTATTTTCAACTTTTACCTCTACTCCTGCATCAGACGATGCTGAGATTCTAACATCATCTGCACTACCCACAATAATTCCTAAATTAGACACCTTAAGAGAAGTAAGAGTACCTAAAGAAGTTAAGTCTGATTCGACTACATTTGGTGCTAATCTTGGACCTGTTAAACTGATAGCAGGCGACGGAACTGTGATATTTGATGTTCCGTCAAACAACACTCCGTTGATTTGACGTGCTGTTTGTAATCTAGTTGCAGAAGACGCATTTCCTGATAAATTAGCTCCAATAAATTCTTCTGCTTCTACAATTTTAAAAATACTTCTACCAATAGTAGTCGAGACATTTCCTAATAATGTTCCTCTAAGATTGGCCGTAATTGTTCCTGCAGAAAAATTACCAGAACCATCTCTTGCGACCACTTTACCAATAGTATTATTTGGAGTAGCATCAACCGACCAAGATGTCCCAACCGAACCATCGAAATCGTTGCCTAATAGATATGTTCCTCTGATTAATCTATTAGTGGTACTAGCTTTCAACGTAATATCTGACTGACCATCAAATACCACCCCGTTAATCGTTCTCGGATTTTGTAGTGCTGTAGCGGTATCTGCATTACCTTTTAGAGGTCCTTTGAAAGATCCGATCAAAGAATTTAGATTAAATCCTACTACCACTTCGTCAAATCCGGAGATAGGAGTTTCTGGATTTATTGTAAAAGTATCTGATGTGATGATACCTAGAACAAAATCATTAACTAATACTTTGATCACTGCATGAAATGTTCCTACAGTATCAGCTATTTGTTCTGATACCATCTTTGTATCGCCAAAATTTTCAACAGCTTCGGGTCCAACCAATCGCCATTCGTTGTTTGCAAAGACAAAAAGCTGATCAGTAGTTGATTTATACCAAAATCCACCAGATCCGTTTGTTGGAGGAGTATCTTGTACATTGGCAGATCCCACAGCTTTCCATGTAGATCTATCGTAGATGTTTAATCTTTGTGTAGTAGTGTCGAACCACAGTTGACCCTGTATTGGTCTTGCCGGAGCAGAAATATTTGCAAAATTTTCTAGTAGATAAACAAAATTTTCATTCTGTACTTCACCATAACCACTATAGTTTCTTCCTAACAATCCGATACTTGTAGTCGTATCGAGATTACCATCATCGATTACAACTAATTCTGTTCCGTCCGATTTGTTTATAATGTATGGCATTTGCCGCTCCTAATTATTCTTATGATATAAATGTCCATGATCCTGCTACCAATTGGAACGTTTTAACAACTCTTGATATTCCTATAATAGGAGCCGGCACACTAACTGTGTTAAACGCAACGTTCGTTACAGCAAACGCTGTTCCTCCATCAGCTGTTCTAAATTCAGTACTGTTATCTAATACCAATAATGGGTTCAAATTAACCTGCGTTGGAGAGTTAGATAATGTACTGCAAAGTAATCTAGCAATGGTTCCATTTCTGTATTCTACAGGCGGCGCTAAAGATGTTAAAATAGTTGCAATAGAACTATTTGAAATACCATCTGACACGTCAATCGAGAACAATAAAGCTCGTGTCTGCAATTCATCATCGACATATTCTTTAGTAGCTGCGTCCTGCGGTGCGGTGGGGTTCGCTAATCCTTCTATTTTCGGAGATCCGATTAATACAATATTTCCTGTACCGTTGGGAGCTATCTCTAGATCTTGATTAGTTACTAATGTAGAAATTCTATTATTTAAAAATTCTATATAAGGTGTTGGCGGATCTCCCGGAACTAATATCGGGCCGACTCTTAGTTGTGTCTGAGTACCGAAAGAAGTAACACCAGGAATACTAGTAATCGACGGACCTAACGAATTAGCAGTAATAACATCTAATCCGTTGATCTTATAAGCCTTTCCTGTAGCTAAATTAAAATGCTCTGTGCTATCCCAAGATCCTCCGGCCTGCGACCACAAAATAGAATGATCGCTGGCGCCTTTTAAGATTAGACCGCCGCCGTCTGCATAAGCATCGGTAGGTTCTGGAGTTCTTGCTAATTCAATATTTTTATCTTCTACTGTTAAAATAGACGAACTTAACGTTGTTACTGCACCTTTAACTTCAAAATTTCCCTGAACTGTTAGATCGCCACCGATGTACACTTCACTATCTGTCTCTTCTCTGTAAAAGTTAACAGTTCTTGTAGCTGTCTCAACGAACATCGCAGGTTCTTGAATAACACCCCTACGAAGATTAAGCGTAAAGTTTCTATTAGACGCAATATTCGCTAATAATATATTACCGTTCTGTACTTGAAACAAACCCTGGCCAGCATCACCAATAACTAAACCTAAGTTAGAAGTTAAAATTAACTGTCCGTTAATAATGTTAGAGGTATCATTTCGAACATAAACGTTTGCTGGTTGTCCACCCAACTGTTCTGCGTTAGTAGCAGTGACATTAAATTTAATACCGCTCAATGTTCCTGCATTAAATCCTGGAACTATTGAGCCGTCAAATCCGCTAATAGGAACCTTAGGCGTAAAAGCGTCCTTAGCGAAAATACCTAATAATATACCGTTATTGTATAAGATTGTGATAACACGATTTTGATTCAGTGTATCAAGCAGACTAACTACTTTTAAACCCGACAGACCTTGACTAACAGAATAATCAGGTCCAAGTAAAATAGTCTGTGTTCCGTCAAAGAAATACAATTGCTTGTCAATATCGTTAAACCATAGGTCTCCTGTACCTAATGTTGTTGGCTGACTGTTAGCGATAGTTGCCGAACTAACTGGCTGAAAAGCCAGGCCGTTATAAACTTTTAATTTTAATTCTGCTGTGTCGAACCAAATTTGTCCTCTAATTGGTTTTGTCGGAGCTGCTGAACCAGAAAAATTCTCTAAGATTTTAATAAAGTTTTCATTAAGTGCTTCGCCAAAGCCGCTGTAATTTTTTCCTATAAGAGTGATATTAGTAGATAATGTATCAACTTGGCCGTCGGCTACTGTTGCTAAAATACTACCATCTGTTTTATTAATAATATATGCCATGTCTTTAACCTTAGAACGCAGGTGGTCCTGAACGTATAATGTAATTTAATGTTAGATAGGGATTCATAATTGTAAAAGGCTGATTCAACGAACCATTGGTTCTAACACTACCTGTATTTGGCAGATACTGTGATTGACCGATAGCTGTTGGACCTCTATCTGAAAATGCTCCGATATCTAATGGAACCGCAGTATCAACTCTGGTTGCATAATATTGCTGACCAGTTGAACCTCTCATAGTATGTTCGTGATTTGGTAAATTAGATGTGGTCAATGTATTAGATGATGATCCTCCCGATCCGCCCAAGTTATCTGCAGCAGTTCCCGGAACTCTATCAACGTTGCCGCCGCCGGCATCTACATATCCACCAACTGTGTTAGGAACAACACCCGTATTATCCATGTTATCTCTACCTAGAGCAAATCTACCACGCAGATCTGGAAGTTTAAATGTGTTAACTCCTAATGACGTAACTCCATAAATTGTGCCGATCACGTCATATAAATCACTATATTTCGATCTTTCAACCTCGCTACCATCACATAATAGATAACCATAAGGAACATTATTACCGGCAAAAGGCATTATTGCACCGATAGGTACCGCAAGGTCCCCCACAAACACATTTCTTCTTTCTTTTAATAAACCAGAACCTGGTCTAAAAACTAAGATAAAATCGTTCGGTGATGATATATTTGGAAACGGTTCATTTTTACTACTAATAATCGCCGACGTTAATGATGTATTAAAAATCTTTGAAGATCCACCTGACTGGCCGTCAAAGTCTAAGACCTGAGACGTTACATCTCCTGCAAGAGAAAAAGACGTAATAAAACGTAGGTTAGTAGCTGTAGTCGCATTACCTTCGATATCCCCTTTAAGAGTACCTTCGATAGTATCGGCAACTAAAGACTTGGCTCGAACCGTTCCCCATCGTCTTTCAACTGTACCTATATCAAATGCTTCAGTTGTAGCAGGAATTGTAGTTCTTAAAATACTTGTACCTAGAACATTAATATCTTGTCCTATCAGTGCATTTTTAGTTACAGCAATACCGCCTGCTGTTCTAATGCTACCGTTATTTAGATTGGTACTTTCTGCAACGTTGGTCACTATTAAAGAACCAGATGTTCGAATATTACCTTCAATATCTAATGCTTCGTCAGGAACTAATTTATTAATACCTACTTTATTATCAAAAATTCTTAATACAGTAGTAGGCGTTCCCTCTCTGTTAATTTGCAAATCGATAGAACTACCGATCGCAGAGTTATAAATTTTAGAAGCAGTTGTAGAGGTTGATAAACTGAATGTGCCATCAACACCTAATGTAATACCTTGGTTGTTTCTGATGTTAATACCAAATTCAACAGTATTAACAACATCAGATCGCAAGAACCTAGAAGCAGGAACTTCAGTGTCAAGAATGTTTAACGCATCGGCGTTTTTAGCAGTTCCATATAACTTAGGCAATGCCTGTGTTATATCGACTTTTTCTTCAGTAATATTAATACCAGTTCTGATAACCGGAAAGCCAACGATTGTTTGTTTAGGAGTAAAAGTATTTTTACTAAAAATAATAACTGGAAGATCTTCAACATAGAAAGTTAAAATAACTTGGTTTCGGCTATCTGAATCTAGAACAGTTTCAACCAAAGGACCGCTTCGTACTCCGGAACTAAATGTCGGTCCAACTAAAATCCATCTCTTACCTGAGAAAATATATAACTGCTGATTAACAGTATCAACCCATAGCTCGCCAACCTTAGATTCTAAAACTGCTGGTTCAGTTACGCTTCGTTGGATTGTACTGGCTGCTTTCCAATTTGAACCATCCCATAGCTGTAAAGAACTTGTTGTGGTATCATACCACAATTGACCTTCAACTGGATTTACTGGATCATTCTCGGAAGCAAAATTTTCTAATAGAGCAAGAAAATTTTCTGCAATTACCTGTCCGTATCCTGTAACATTTCTTCCAGGAAATCTCAAAGAGGTATCTGTACTAGTACTGTTATCATAAACTGTGATAGGTACCTTATTTTGTTTGTCTGTAAAATTAACAATATATGGCATTTATTATACCTCTGTGAAACCAGTTAAACTTTGAATTCTAATCGTGTAATCAATTTGAATCAACCTGTTCAATGATTTTTGAACAGGGTGAAAAATTACATGAGTTAATAATTTTCCGTTGCCGTCTGGGTTATAGCTTTTAAGTCCTAATTCGTCGAATACGAAATTTCCGCTAAGATCCTGGCTATTGTCGAAAGCTTCTTGACCATCTGGCTCACCATAATCTAATAAACAACTAACAATAATGTCACTATAGGTAGCACCGCTAATATGACGTATTTCCATTCTATTTCTATTTGGGTCTACGTTTTCAATAGCTGTTTGATCGACAACTTTTCTATAAGTTTGATTGTAAAGGCTAGTGTTTACACCGACTGTATTTGGGGTTAGATATGTAATAATTCCCGTAGGATCTACGGTGGTTCCGCCTGTTCCAAAAACCATTTCATAAATAGTTCCTTGCCCTTGATTTGAAAGACTATTCACCATGGCTACTGACATGTTTTCGTAATGAATCGCGTTTCTTTTATCGATAAAGACTTCTTTCGTTTCTGGATCGAAAATTTTAATGTGGCCTTCGAAATGAAAGCCCCCTAATTCGTCGGGCGATTTTTGGGCTTCTTGGGCAGTTTCTTGTATATTTTCTGACATTTTGTTCTCGTTTTCAGGTTTCATAGTGTATTTATTACAGAACTTTAGTGGACTTCTGTCGGATGAATCTAGCTATAGCTGTTTCATTCTTTAATAATGTTTGTCCTTTGCTAGGATTAGATTCTGATCTTTCGTACCATACCGACCCTTTGCGTCTAATTACTGTGATTCTAGTACCAGCAGGCAATGCTTTAGTTATCCTAAAATACGGTGTAGTTCCAGTGACTGAGAATTCAGCTTCAATTTGTATATCTCCCACAGGACTATACATTCCTTTGGTTTCGTCAAATACCGTTAAAGAATCTTTACGTAATCTCTTTCCGGATACAAACACTTCAATTTCATCACAAGAAAAATGTGTTTCGGGAATGCTGGTAAATTCTGTAAATGCCACTGTACCAGAACCGTCTGCAGGACCAGTAGCTACAAAAATCATACCTACTACATTATCAGGAGCACCGTATAGAGTAAAATCAGTAGTACCTAAAGCAACGATTCTATAACGTAGACCAGGTTGCATCACATGAGCACCGAAAATATGATCTCTTGTTTCTCGGAACCATGTGGTTTTGTCTGATCGTGTAGGTACAAAAGGCAATGGGCCTATCTCAACTGTGCTGCCGTCGCTGACAAAATCAAATCTTTCCTGTTCTTCTGTATATGGCAATTGTTCAGAAACACTTACATCAACTACGGCAGATCCAGCAGAGTGTGTTACAGGAATGGCTGTTCCTTGACTACCTCTTCTTAATTGTGATAAGGTATTGCCCTGCTTAATCAGATATTCGATTCTTTCAGATCCTATCGTAACGATTCCTGGTATATTTCTAGATCTAATCGGTTCAGCTAAATCGGAAGCATCGTTGACTATTATTTCAGTATCATAATAATTCAAATCTTGTGCAAGGACACAATCTGTTTCTGAGAATCTATTGAATCTATAAATGTTTAGCATGTCCTTGTTGATTTCATAAGCTGAAGGTAAAGAATATGTATCGCTGGCATACTGAACTATTTTAATTTCATCGGTTAATTGACCTGTATCCTTTAAGTACACTTCTCCGTAAGGCAATTTTACATAAAAGTCTTGATTTAGAGTTAATCTTTGACCGTTTCTATAAACATAGACATAACTGTCGGATAAAGGTTTTCTAGATAAAACATATTTAAATTTGCCCCCTTCGTATTGATCTGAGACAATGCTTAACGAAGGATATTCACCAAACCAGGTAACATCTATGTCATCTGTAGGATTCAAAGTCACTGTACTATCAATCCTTAAATTATTATCTTCAATGAAATATTCTGCACGTAGATCGACTTCGATGCGAATCGTATCGTCTTTTGCTATCGAAAGAGGATTAATGATAACCTGGCCCTGATTTCCGTCATAGGTGTAATCAATAACGAATCTCTTCAAAATATCATTGATATAAACTCTAATATCCCCAGACGTAATAGTACCGATAGGCTCTTGTGGGTCTACACCGACTTCGACAATATTATTAACACCGTCATAAACCTTATAAATCGTATCAACACTCTTTAATTGACGACCATTGACTTCTACTAATATCGACGAAGCAGCAGATGCCCTTGATAAATTCACAAAATTATCAAGATCAAATACTCTTGACGATCCATCAAACATTACTCGCTGTTGATTTATTCTTATCAAAGATAATCCTGCAGAATCTGTATCTAGAGCTGCGCCTAGTACAACAACTTTAACAGATTGAGATCTTGCAGGAGCGATTGCAAATTCAACTAGAACCTTATCGAGAGTATCGACAATTCCTGTGCTAGAAACAAAAGATGCGTCATATTGTACACCGTCAAGTGTGACAAATATATTTCTTGCATCGTTAAAGTTAGCTCTGGTTAAGAAATATCTTGTTTCGCCGTCGCCGACAAATTCGGAATAATCCAATATTGCGATACCGCCTACTCCCAACGAAGTTATTTCAATTACCGATCCTGCGGGCGGTGCTGCTACAAATTCAATCGTTGAGTTGGTAAAATCGATAGTATAATTAATTGTACTATCACCTTGATATTCTTGTTTTACTTTATCTACAAACACCATCACAGAATTAGCTTCGAAAATTCTTTGACCAATGTCGTACAATTTCTTAATTCCGTCACTGATTGATATTTTAACCTTAAACGGTGCTGCGGCAGCAGGGGTGAAATTATAAACCTTGATACTAACCGAATCTAAAAACTGGCCTGGTACATTTTCTTCAGGAGCCGGTACATTTTCTGGGCTGATGAACTTACCGCCGTCGATAGAAATTTCTTCTGCTGTTTTACCGGTGGCAGTCACGTAAGCTCCGCTCATGGCACTTAATGTTCCTCCGCTGATATTTGTATCGATAAGATTAATATCAGTGATTGACACTGAGCCGTCACTGTCAAGGGGTCTGAATATTAAAGTATCGCCAACTGAAGTATTAAGGAATCCCTGTATCTGAATAACTGAGGTCGAACCGTCACCAACAAATGTAGGTATCAAAGCGTTAGGATTAGTGATTGGACCTAGATGCATTGTTGATTCGAATCTTAGATCCGGTTGCCATTCATTGTTTGGAGCGGCATAAATCCAATCTATTAAACTCTTGCTAAATTCAAAAGTTACTAGAACATGATTAGTTGGTCTAACGATTGGTAATGGCTCGATTGCACTATCCTCGGCTTGCCATGTTTGTACGTCCCATATATTATTCGGTGTATCTAAAGATCTATATTTTTTAGTAGATATACCTGTGGTCAAATGATTATTATTCATGAACCAATAATCGTTAGGATATTTAAAAATCCTAATGTCGGGATTTTGTTTTCCAACATAATAGTCTAGAGCAACATATCCGGGAGCCAAGGAAGCCGGAATTCTTACATACGTTTGATTAAATTCGGGCGATCCTGCATTAGTTATTACTATTTCGTTAGTAGGATTTCTAGTTACAGTTACTCTAGTATCAGGCTGAACATATGTTCCATAAACATACCAACCCGTTTGAATGGCGGCTCCTGCATCTCCTAGATAGCCTTGTTGACCTGCAACTAATCCTGCGTTTTCTAGATATGTTATGGTATTAGTTACTGTTGTAGATCCGTCATAATCAAACGGCGGATTTACTTCATGGTCTAAGGTAACTTTCTCGATTTCTACAAAATTCGGATCATCAATTCGAATAGTTTTATTATCAGAAATACGTTTTAGGTAAATCGATAATATCTTTCCGTTTTCCGGAACTGTAGGTAGGGAAACAAAGGCTGTAGAGCCGTCCGCTACATAATAATAATCAGAGTTAGCTGCAACGCTGTCCCAGCTATCAGTGAACCAAGGCAAAGCATCCCATCCACCTGTGATGTCAAACGTTGTACCCTGAATCTGAACTCCGCCAAAGTCGAAACCAGTCATTAATTGAGAAAAATCTCTCGAAGTTATGTTTCCAGCATTATCAGTTAATACAGGAAGACCTTTCATTCCAGGTGTAGGTTTATAAAATTTTTCAATTCTGCCTATACTATCAAATATAGAAGAATCTTTTTCAAATGTAACAAGTATGACCGAATTAATCGACGGAGGAACAATAAAAATTAATTTTCCTTTAAGGACGGTATATGTTCCAATATTTTGGAAATAAAGATTAACAGAATATTCACTGTTTAACAGCAATTGATCATCTTTGAATACTGTAATTTTACTTTTATCTAAAGTGGGAGGATAATCTAATTCAAAAATCGATGTTTGACCGGTAGCGACAAAACTCTGTACATATTGATTTGTATTATACAATGCCCTCTTATCAATACGATCAAATTTTAAAGTAAAATCAAAAGAACGAGCCTTGTTATCTCCTAATACGATAGATGCTCTAGCTTTATCGAGAGAAGATCCGTTGCCTCCAACTAGCATCACAGAAGGTGTTTTAGTATATCCTAATCCTGGATTGGTTACTTTAATCGCAGAAACTTTTCCGTTTGAAATATAGGCCTGCGCAGTAGCTCCGGTTCCGTCACCTTCAATAATTACCTGCGGTGGTGCAGTATAATCTGATCCACCATTTGAGATCAAGATGTCGACTACCGATAAACCTTTCGAATCAGTCCACCATTTCCATGGATAATCAGACAGTCTATTATAGAAATTATTTACAGGAACGATTTTTCCTAATTCTTTTGAATATGCAGGAGGTAAATCAAAATCTATAGCAGAAACATTTACATTTTCTAAATTTTTATATCTGCTAGTGTATTCTCTTATAGAAGTTCTATAGGGTTTAATTTCTTCGACATAACGCTGATAGCTATCAAGATTATCGTTTTTATAATTTAATTTCTGTTCAAGGTCGCCAACATTGTGTATAGCATTTAAGAAACTAGTCTTAAATGCCCAGTCAATGACTGGCTGTTCTGCAAAGGCAAATTTTACCGAAGAGAAAAATAAATTATTCCATTCAACTCTTAAATCGTCAATAAAAATATCTTCTTTAACTGCTTTAAAGATATTTCTCATTTCTCTAGTCGGCTCAATATCATACTCTACAGTATCGTATGTTCCTAGGTTATCAAATCCAACAGCTGAATTTTTTATACTATAGATAGTCGGTAATATCTTTATAGTTCCGTTATTCCTTCCAACAAGTTCAAATTCTTCAACTATGTTTTCTATAGAGTTGGTTAGCTTCTTCATTAATGCCCAACCACCCTGGCCATATTCTTTAATTTTTACTAAATCGTCTTTTTCTAATTCAACATCTGTTAAATTATATAAATTTTGTATTTCTTTAACGACTCTACTTTCAGCAGAATATGTAGGGGCATACCAGTCAATGTATTGCCAATATCTCGGAGTATCAAATGCTTGAGATCTGCTTCTAAAGAAAACTTTTCTGATAGAATCCCACGAATAGATACTCCATAGGCCTTGTAAATTACTGTCGGTTCGTACCAATACTGAGAATGATCTAATTTTTACATTAGCATAGGTATAACGTTTACCCTTGTTTGTAACTGTTACTGACGACACTCTACCTTGATTATCGATCGTTACATCTGCTGTAGCTCCGATACCGTCTCCTTCGATAGTAATGAAAGGAGTATTCTTGTATCCAAAACCTCTATCGTCTATATCAATTGTTTCAATTTCGCCGTTGATGATGTTTACAGATAATACAGCTTCTTTAATTCTAACTGTACCAACATTTTGTAGATCAATAAAATTATCAACTGCTACATCATAAATGTTTAGGGATTCGCTAGGAATTCCATCTCTAGAATTTAAATTAACAAAATTAATTGTGTCTGAAAATGGTCTTGTTAAAAGAATAGAATTAATTTTATCAAATGTAATTCTTAATGCTAACGTTCTATCAACGAACATACTTTGAATAGGTCTAAAAGATATGCCGTATTTTAATTTAGTTGGTAGGTCAGGATCCGGAACTCTGTTGCCTGCACCGTCGATTCCGACTAGACTATCTAACCATTTAGTTTCTAATATTTCACTAGGAACGCTATCGATGCTTCCTTCAGTTAGCAGTTGATATTCTCTATGTACGAGATTTTGCTTTGTGTCATTGATATATTCAATGTTCAACAAACACTGATCGCTGGTTAGTGTTTCTGAGAAATTATAAGTTAAAAATTTATCTTTATCTATTAATGCGATAAACGGTAGTCCGCTACCGATAGGATTAGAAATTAAAGATGCTACATCAGATGCGGCCAATCTTCTTCCTGCAATATTCTGAGGAATTATAGATGTATTTCTTACCCAATAATAATATTTGGTAGAAGTAGGTTGTTCTGTGTTAGGATTGAATAAAACTTTTATACTGTAAACATTATTATTAGGATAAAGAGGTTGACCAGAAATTCCATTGGCTAAACCTTCTGGCGTATCAGCTAATGCGCTCCAGTCGGACGGTAATAAAACTGTTTCGACCCACTCGTAAACATCAATAGTTGAGCCATAGGACTGAGAATTCCAATTTCCTATTCTATAGGAAATATCTCCTTGCTCATATAAATTCCACTTGGCTGTAGACAAGTTCCACCATAACTTACCTACATTTTTTTCAAACCATGCTACGTCGGGATCAACTATTTGATCGTCTGTGCCTGTAGTATATACTGCAGGGTCGTAAAGAGTTTTAAATGAAATTTCCTGATCTGCAACTGATAATATTTTATTTTTAAAACTGTCAACTATATCTAAATCTCTAATTTTAATATTGTTTTTAGCGTCGATTAAATTAATATTTTTTATCACAGATATATCAGTTAGATCTTGCGATTTAGAAATGACTGTCAATGAATCTTTATTAGGATCTTTTCTGAACATCCTCACGCGACCAAGTTTACCTGCATCGGTAGTATAATCTGGGGAGCCGACGACTACAACCGAATCGCTGCAACTAATAGAAAAACCAAAAGATTCATTGTTTAAAAAAGTAGCTTCTAAGCGTTCTGCTAAGAAATATCTCTGTTCTTTTCTTTCAAATACATATCCTCGACCTGGGTATCCCAGATCGTCAAAGAATGTTGTTCTGCCCTTATCATAGATAGTTCCTAGAGTCTGATCAAAAAATGTAGGCTGATTGTATAAAGAATTTTTTGCACCTACTGCGATTCTTTCTGTGCCATCACTGATGCAAACACTATAACCAAACTGCTCATTGCTGTATTTTTCAAAACTCTGCAATTTCTGTTTTAATCTAAATTCTACATTATTCAAATTAGCAGTCTTGAATACATAGACAGCACCTTGATTTATGAAATCAATATCTGCATCTGGGCTACTAATTACTAATGTAGTGCCTGTAAGATCTAGATCTAAGCTGAAACCAAATCTATCTCCCGATTCTAAAGATTCATTGCCTATATCGCTAAACAAAGATAAAGAATCTGATGTAATAGTTTGTACAAGCTCGTAACGATCAGTGACACTTCGTTTGTAAACAAAGACCTTACCTGTTCTAATGCCTTCGGTAGTTCCGACATTGGTCCACGGTGCTCCTCTGTCAGGAACTTGATCTTTTACTGTGTAAGTAGAATCGCTGGTAGGATCAGGATCGTCTAATCTGTAATAGTTAGTTCGATATTTTACTACATCGCCTTCTCTGTATTCTTGGTAAGAATTATACACTCCCCTAAATTTAGGAAAGTATTTTCCATCGCTATTAGGAACACCTACAGCTAATATAGATCCGTCGCCGTTCATAGTTAAATTATGACCAAACTCATCTCCGGCTTTAACTAATTCTGCTAGATCGTTTTCAGATAACAGACCCATGTCTAGTGTTGATCCATCATCCTCTATAGAAGCACTGGACGGAATTGAATTGTGGGTAGCAATATCATCTAATTTTTTCCAGGACTCAGACGTTGTTATTCCGGTACTTCCGTCACCAAATGAATCTTCTAAGGCTTCGTATAAATCATTATCATACCAAACAATAGAACCTTTAGGATATGATTCTTCGAGATTATATACTCCGGCATAATTTTGATTTTCTAAATGTCTCCAGCCCTGTGTTCTTACTAAAGAAAATTCAAGAGATACAGTACATCCAGTTCCGCCTGCTGGGAACACAGATGTTGTTTGGGTTGATGAAACTGTAGTAATAAATTTACCCGGATCAGAAATAGTTAAACTTCTTACTACTCCATTCAGTGTAGACACGATAAACGATGCAGTTCTTCCGCCGATACTTACCGATAATACATCGCCGTCGGTATAATTAGAACCGCCATTAACGATAGTCACATTAGATATTTCAAAAGTTCCAGTAGTATCGTATTGATAGAGATATACTCTACCTTTTCTTTCGACCGCGCCAGGGGCTCCTACAGCCATATAGTAAAGAGAACCTTTTTTACTAATAGTCACAGAAGAACCAAATTCTTCACCGTCGCCTTGCCGTGGACTTAAAAATATGTCAGTTAATTCCCAAAAAGTTGATCTGTATTCGTAAATCGAAATCAGTCCTTGATTAGTATAACCTTGATTTCTTCCAATATTGTTAACTTCTACTATATCTGCTAATGCCCAAAGATCTGAATCAATATTGATCGTACTGCCGTCTCCGACGATATTATCTAATGCCCTCCATAAACGTCCGCCATAATAGACTATTTCGCCTTGTAGATATGTTGCAGATGGATCAAAAGTTCCTAAGAAAGAACTCGGAACACCGCTGGCATTAGGAGAAGCGATAACTAAAAATCTCTCGTCCGGACTGACTGCCATGCTTTTTCCGAAAGAGAATCCTAAACGATTTACTAGATTTTCAGGAGGAGAAATAATCTCTCTAACTCTTAAACCCTGAGAGGTTTCAGAATAAATCATTACATATCCAGACTGGGGCATACTAGCTACCACGTGTCCTGTATTCTTTAGATACAGTACCTTATAACCTGTGCTTCTAGGAGTTGTGATTCCGTATTCTAATAAATCTTTAAACTGATATTGTCTAGATTTTTCAATGACTTGCCATTTATCGCTAGTATTATCAATCCATAATTTTGCACCAGAAGGTAATAAAGCAGTTGAACCTGGATCTATCTGTTCATATGATAATTTTCTTGTATCGACGAATAAAGAAGGATTGCTTACAACTGAGCTATTGTCAAATTCTGGATCTGGATCTGCTGCTTTGACCTTAACCCGTATTAATTTAAAATCTATTTGGTATACTTTATAAAATCCTGTGAGGTTAGGAATATTTTCAAATCCTACAATATCGTCAACTGAGATACTGTGTATTCTATTAAATTTTATCTCAACTACATCTTTTTTCTTTTCGATTTCTTCAATAATCAACAAAGGTTCTTTGTTATATCTTAATACCGTCCAGGTATTTTTGTCAAAAGTCACCCATACATGATGATTATCTCTAAAAGTACTAATATCAAGAGTTAAAATTTCATCTCTGTTTTTAACAATATGATCGACTTGATCTGCTCGAACATATCCTGCTGACCTATTTAGATCCTCAAAATTCTTTAAAGGATTTATATCTTTAGTAAACACAGAATCAACTAGAGTAAACTTAGAAGAGTTAATTCTGTAATATTGATCTTGTGGAAATTCTTCCTGAGAATCTGTGATCAAGATTGGCTGAGGATTGATAACAAATTTATCTTTGATGATTTCAAATTCAACTTGATCTGTTTGATCGATTCCGCCAAACTGACCTACTCTAAATGCCCACTCTTCTTTAAGAACCAAGCTGTCATCCGCTGTTCTGCTGGTTTTATCAAATACTTTGACTAGGGCATTTGCGGTTCCTTTTTCTCGAATGAAACCTTGATATAGTCTAAACTGTGTTACTTCATCTTCTGCAAGACCCTGTAGATAGTCTCTGGTCTGGTAACCGATAGCATGCCTGCCTAAATCTCGCTGACTAGCTCCTATACCGTCACTGTCTAGATTATAATAATCTTCAAATTGATTTATTCTATAATCAAAGTTCGGTACTAGTTTCTTAGATGGAGTAGAATCTAATTTACTCCATTTCGTATCGTCAAATGTTTCTACACCAACTTGATTTACTTGACTGACATAATTAAATGATTGATATGTTACTATATCTCCTAATCTATAGTCAGTGAATGGTTGCCACGGGTCAATTGATACATTGTCAAATAAGAATCCCGGGCTAGTATAATCTCCATCCCAATCTAGTGTCCTAAATCCTCTGCACTTAATTCTTTCTTGACGATATCCTGTGGTTTTATCATAGATGACATCATTAAAAACTGTTCTATCATCAAACACAACCACGTGTTCTTTAAGAACATAGTAAATCTTTAAAAAATAAATGCCGGCAGTGGTATTTGTTGTTTCAATTGAAAACTTCTGAAAGTCTCTCTTAACATTTATAAAATTTGGTAGTAACGGTAATCCGTCATTTCTTAAAATTTTATAATCATAGAAATCGTTAAGTACACTATCAACCACTCCGATCGGATTTACTATTTCGATCTTATCTGCAATTGGACTGAGAGATATTAAAGAACCAACTGCCCAATTATGGATCGTCCAGAACATAAACTCTTTACAGGCCGTAGAAAAATCTTTAGGAGTTTGAGTCGCAGGATCGTATCCGTCAAATACCATTCCCTTTGATCTTAGATATTCTTCATAGCCTAATAAAAAATCAACCACAGACTGTATTGTGTTAAATTCTGTGCCATAAGGAATTTGTTTTGTCTGTGTTTTATTAAAATTAATTCTTCTAAATGCATCTACACCGCCAACCAAGGGTAGCTTGGGAATTTTTTTCCAAAGAGATACATTTAATGTTGTTTCAGATGTATGGCTTTTTAAGCTTCTATAAAATTCATTGTTGTATCTTACAATCACACCATTACCAAAAAATGTTTCAGGTGCCCATTCTGCAAATTTTTCGCTTACTCCGCCGACTGTCATGAATACATCGGATTGATTAGGTACTGCTTGATAAAAATCAAAAACTGGATTTAATTTGTCGTAACCATTTAATTTCCAACCCCTTTCTGTTTTTTCTAAAATTACACCACTGTATGTAAAGGTAGAAATTGGAGAGCTAACATTAAAAATAATGTCGTAGTTCTCTGAAGGAATAAAAACCGCACTAGATTTAGAGCTTGGAGATTTACTATCCAAAATATATTTTTGATTATCTTTATCAACGAATCCAGAGATTCTGCTAGAAAGCGCAACGTCTATTCTATCAATAATATCCGATATAATACTAGATGGCAATCCTCTGGTTTTTAGATAATCTACTACATATGAAATTAATCCGCTGGTTCTCTGATCTACCGCAGGCATATTAATATCGCCCGGTTTGAAGAACCAATTAGAAGATTTATTAATTGTCTGACCAATTATGTTTGTAGTAATAGAGGCTCTATCGAGACTCTGTGGTACAAATTCAAATGGTCTTAAAAGCGATAGTGCAGCCGTTACAGCGAAAGGCCATTCTGAGCTCGTTCTCCATGCATGTTCCGGAGGAGCGATATCACCAATCTTGAAACTTCCTTTATTATTAATTAAAACAAAATTCTGAGCAAGATTTGACGTTAATGGGCTTAATAGTTTTCCTTCATCATCTGTAGGAATATGAGTCATCAATGATGGACGCTTATATCTATCGTAGGTACCTGCTCTAGAACCCCTACGTATAATACCGTCTCGAAGATCTTCCCATAGAATTAAATTATTTCTTGTATAAGGAGCAGGACCATATTCCTGATCCCACCAATCTGGTTTCTCGCTGAAACCTAACATTTCCCACGGATCGGTATGCGGTCTATCAGTATCATAAAACCACTGATAAACTCCTCTCCACCAGCCTGGAAGATTTTCAGAACCGTCAGGACTGGTCATGTTAGTATAAGTGTAGGTAAATGAATTCTCGCTGTCGAAATATTGATTTGAAGTATAATCTATATTAGTATCTGCTAACCAGTTTAAAAAATATCTATCAACAATTTTGTCTAAAGCATTTTTAGAATAAAAACCAGTCTTGTAATATCCACCTAAAACTTGATCATTGTCAAACACCCTATCATTATATTCTTGTTTTAAATTATTATAAATTCTAAATTCTAATTCTAATATTAGATCATCTCTAAAATCATTAAATGCAGCAATTCTACTACCGTCGTGTCCTTCTATCATCCATCGAGGGGTGATATAGGTATCATCATAATATCTTCTCGGAACAAACTTTTTATATAATCCTAGTTTGGTCGGAGTCGCTGGAATAAAACAGAAACTGGTAGATACATATTCTCTAATCTGTATCTTGTCTCCTTCTTCAAGATCAACTTTTAATAAAACAAAACCAAAATTTATATTAAATTCATAATCTCTTTTATGTAAAAGCTGCTTGTCATTTAGATAAACATAGACAGCTTTATTTGATAAAGCAGACAGATCAAATTTTTCATTCAATGCAAAAGTCTTAATTCCAGGGTCGTCTACTTCATAATCGATGCTGGTAAAAGCACCTGTTCCTATCATATCAGAATCAAAAAACGGACTAGAATCGACTTTTGTTTTAGTCATTTCTTTTAAAATAACATCTACAAAATCTACTATATCTTGATTAAAAAATAATTCCTCAGACAGTTTTATAAAATTACTTTTAAATGTCGAATATGAATTTTTTGCGTATTCGATAGACTTAATAATATTTGCTTGTTTGTCTGTTAACAAAGCAACTGCTAATACTGGCAATCCTCCGTGTTTTAAGAAACGCTTACCGAACTGTACATAATCTGATAAATCTCTTAGATTATTCGGTCCCACAACTCCGCCAAGTAATCTATCATCAAACTCTAGAGCTGTTTCTACATGATCGACAAATGTACCTAATGTAAATGTATTAAGATCTTGATTTAACGGATTTTTTTCTAAACCTACAGGAATTTCATAATATCCCCGGTCAGGGTCAATGTCTGCAAAAATTTTAATAACCACTGTGTCATTTTTAACAAATTCAGTTTCGAATGTAAATTGACTTAATGTGTTAGTATAAGGCACTGATAATTTTTTACCGTTAAGATAAAAAACTATTAATACTGGCCGGCCTTCTTCTCGTAGCTTTTCTAAATGATTCCAATCTACTGTAAAAAATTCAACAGTACTGGTATTTTCTTTGATAACGACATGATCAATAATCGGTTGTAAGAATCTATCATCGGTTCGAATCCAACCATTTTGATATTCTAACGAAGGAGAAAAAATCTTATAGAAACCTACTTTAATCTCTGTTTCAATCGTATTTCGAGATTCTAAATCTTTATATGTAAATGTATCTTGTTCCCAATCAAATTCAAATTGAATGTCGCCTACATTGTTAATATTCAAATAACTAATAGGAAAACCTAGTTCTGCATCGACGATCGAATTACCTATTTTATAACTTAGTAATTCAGAACCGATAAATGAAGAAACTGGATATTTTTCAGTGTCCGAAAAACTAATGCCTTGAGAATCAAACACATCGAACAAAGGAGGTTGATTAACTTCTGTTTTTTTCTGGCTTAGGACCCAAGAACCTTTATAAAAATGAAACATTAAATTTTTATATTTTAGGCCTAGATTAATTAAAACAGATTCTCCTTCATTTGATTCTGAATTTTCTGTTTTTCTAAGACTAATTTGTCTTACGCCGTTGTGTGTGATAAATCTTACTTCATATATTCTGTTGTTAGCTAATGTATCAGTGTCAGCTACGACCAATAACTTTGCACCGTCAAATAATGGCTCGCCGTCTACGATGTAACCTCTACTGCCTTCAATTGTAGAAAATACGTCTGTAGTGAAGTCGTCGATGAAATCTACCGCTCCTTTGTATATAGATCCGTGATTAATTAATTGAATGTTAGATCTAAATTCAATGATTGGTCTCTTTGCTCTAAGATTCTCATCAGATTCAAAATCAGTCCCGTTAACTTTGTGTGCATACTCTAATACAGATCGGTGGAACCAGCGATTATATCTGCTCCACGGATTGAAGTCTTTGCTTCCTCTGTCAATAGTAATGTAATCTTTAGTTCCTGGAAATCCTGATGCATCATCAAAGGGACCTGTATCAAATCCGGTATCGTCAAATTCGACATCTGGAAAAGATGTATTAATTGTTGGAACTTTTAAATCATCAAAATTTACCAGTGATATTGAGGATCCGACTCCTTGCACTATCCAATTGCCTGTGGCGTATTTTGCAGGGATAACTTTTCCGCCGAATGTTATTTTTAGTCCATTGGTAAATTCTACACCGTTGGCCGATCTATAAGTTGTCATACCAACGATTTCTCTATCAACATTGATGCTGGTATTAGACTCTATGTTAGAAATTATAAAACGGCCAAAACGATCAGGCTCAGTTAGACTTTGATAAAATAATGTTTCGGGTGCATCAAACGGAACGGTAAATGTAACAGTACCAGATTGGGCACCATTATTTGTAATTCCTTTAACATAATCTAATGCCGAACCTTGGCCTGCCTGTTCAACGAATTCCCAATCTTGACTATTTTCATCTATGGTACTACCGTCTTCTGGAAATACTGTAGTTTTAGCTTTCCATAACTTTCCGTCAAATACCACTAACTGATCTTTGAAATAAGTTCTATTAGGATTGTATAATAAAGAACCAGTATCATAATTTGTTCTAATATAAAATCCATTGTTAGGAACATTAACTATAAATCTATAAGTCTGTCCTCGATATAATGTAATCGTAGGATTATTTGTAAAACCGTCCGGTGCAAATATAAAGACCGGTCCAGTTCCGAGGGAAACCCTATAGGTTGCCTGCACTTCGTCGTTTTGACCGAATACTTTTATCGAAGGCGGGCCGCCTGGTTGCCAATAGTACTCTCGATAATTTATAAACATGTCCCAGTTTATGGGAGGATTCCAACTATAATGTTCATGTGTGCAAAAAAGATCATCTCTTTCGCTGTCGTTACCGAAAAACTTTAATTGATTTTTTAGGTCAAGATAATCGTAATATCGCTCAATCTTATCTTGATTTTTATCTTTGATGATAACACCGGTTTCCAACTGGTATCTGCTTCTCAGAGTTTCATCATCATCAAGGTAGATGTCTTGCCCTCTGTATGTCTTACCGTATCGTTTTCCAACATAACCAACAATTTTTTCGAGAGATCCTGGCTGTATTAATGGATCAACTACTCCTGATAAAAACTTGTCGTTAGTAGATGTCTGAAAAATCTGTGGTAATAATTCAGAAGACTTCCTAATAGGTAATTGACTTTTTGGATAATACTTGTTTGCCATAATTAATTCGTCGAGTTAATAATAGAATTTAGATCTGCTCTAATTTCTGCTGCTGTAATTGCTGTTATAATTTCAATATCATCAACTGTGGCTCCGCTAACAAAAATTTCATCAGAACGACTTTGTATTTCAAAAAGACTTCCGAATGTTTGTGATGCTTGTCTTGGAACTATAATGATATTACTTACATCTGGAGCTACTGAATTAGTTATATAGGTAATCAACTCCCCGAGATAAAACTTATCTCCGAAATCCCAGTTGCTAACTTCAAAAAACGAATTTATAGCTAATACTATTCTAACTTTTAAATCGTTATCATTAATTGCTCTATTAGAATTTTTAACTACCTTAAAAACCGCTCTTAACTTTTCATCGGCAGCAGGACCAAACAATACTTTATATTCAACCGGATGATAAATTATCTCATCGCTGATAGCTTTGATAGGATCTAACTTAGATCCAAAAGTTATTCTTAACTGGTCGCTGGTTGGTCTTTCTGGTCTAACACTGGTAGCGCCAATGAGAAAATTTCTATAAGCTACATCGTATGCTCTGGTCAACAAATAAACGTCAATGATATTACTAACACTAGGATCGATTCGACGATCAACATTGGCGGTATGGGTATACTGAAATTTTAAATTAGATCTACCAATATTGGCTCTAAATTGTGGCTGAATTTCTAATGTGTTAGTGGTTCTGTTTACTTTTTTAACTACTTCTTCATCCACGCTGTAAAAATAAATTAACTGGCCGTCACTGTAATTGTTGATGTTAATTGCTGATTCTTTTTCTTGAATTAAAATAGTATTCAACGAATTATCAAAATATTCAAAAGATTTTTGTCCAAAAAAATCAATATTTTCTACAAAGAAAATATATGATAATTCCGAATCCGGACCTGCTATCGCTTGAAATGAATCAGGATCATCAATAACTCCGTCGTCGTCTCGATCAGCAAATGCTATTTTAATTTCCTTGGTCGATTGGTACCCGTCATCGAACCTTATGGTGTCGCTGACTTCAAATTTTATATCTGATTTAAGAGCATTGATCCTGCCGTTATCGGTATTGATTCCTAAAACTGATACTTGATCCTTAATAATTTTATTTGTTTTCGAATCATATGTTTTTTCGTTTCTATCGAAATAGAATCTATTTTGATTTACACTACCGAAAATATAATCAAGACCGCGAACTCTAATAATGTATTCATCTGCTTTTCTTACAAAAGATAAAAGCCAGGACGAGTCAAGATTAGTATTTGTAGTATCACCTGTTTTACCTAAACTAAAATCTGCTGATAAATTTAAATTTCCCGAAGTAATAACTCTCCAAGAAGATTCTAAAACATCGTATCTTAAACCAAAATTTAAACTTTGAGACATGAGATTAATCATTTCTGATTCTAATGCAGGGGGTAAATTGTTTACGAATCTCGGAACGATTTGAGATGCAACAGCACCGGTAGGAACTATATCATTAAACACCACAGCACCAAGGCCGTTGGCTAGTACACCTCGACCTGCATTGGTTCCGTCCCCTACCACCTTGATCACTTTAGTCCATATTCTGTTTAATTGTTCTGGATCTGTGGGGTCAATATCAACTATTTTACCTCTTCTAAAAGCCTTACCTGCTGGCGGAACAAATTTAATCAATGCGCCAATTGTAATATATCTTAGATTATTTGTAGTATACGAAGCTACTTTTTGTAGTGTTCCGTCAATCGCATTGGTAAAATAACCAGTAGTTTGATTAACATCTTGTGTAACTGTATTCCACAGCGTGTTAGCATCTGTGAATAAAATTTTATTAAATTTTGTTAGATAAAAATTATAAAAATTATCTGTAGTAAACAAAGGTTCGATAGATCTTCTAATGTAATTGATAATTTCTACTCTATTGTTAAATTTAAATGCCAGAGTTTGTTCTGTTTCATTTTTATAAATGAAACCGTCATCAGCAAAAACATTAACATTTGAATATTTTCCGCTGGCATCGATTATGTCAAAATTCCTACTAATGCCGCTGGACGTTCTATTGATAGCTTTTACTTTTACGATTTCTTGAGAGTTTGCTAATGGCGCAAGATTATAATCCTCAGCGGTAATCATCCTATTCTGAGTGTAATATTGTGCAGGAGCATTAGCTCGAATACTATCAACTGATTCTGATGCCGCTGAATTTGAAACTGTATATTTTAGACTCATACTGATTGTTAATGTATGAGCAACACCTTGTTTGTTTGCGTAAGGAATCGAAATATTAATTCCTCTCATATCTGCCGGCGCTATCTGATATACTATACCGTTGCTGACTCTATAGTAAGTTCTAAATGAACCCTGCGGTAATGCACCGTATACTCCGTCAGCAAATAAAAGATCAACTCTATCTTCTTCTTTAGAAACAACAGAATAAATGTTTCTTACGCTGTTAACGATACTATTGTAGGCGATATTGTTTCCTGTAATGTCAGAAACTTTAGTCCACTTATCTAATTGAACACCAGAAGCAGAAAGAGAATATAACCATATATCGTCGTTGTTTACTCCCTCGGTGTTGATTGCAACTATTTCGTTTGAAGTAGGAACATCGATATTAAAATCTGCTAATTCTAAACTGCCTTGCTTAAACATTAAGAAGAAACCGGTATTGGGACTGGCTGCTCCTCGACCGTCCTGTCGATAAACAAATCCCAATTGATTGCCCGGAACTGGATCTTCTTCGTAGAAAACTTCTTTGTTTTTAAAACTGGTGCTAACTAATTCAAACGCCATTCTTCTTCCAGATACCGCTTTAGTAAAGCTAAAGATCGGAACATCTTGGCTAGTAGTTCTTAATCTATACTGATCAGACGGAACTCCTTGTATCACCGACGATCCTTGACTTCTACCAAATTCTGTATTATCTGCCATGGCTGCATTTAATACTAATATAAATTGTTCTTGCCAATTTGGATTGGTAGTATCGTTCCAAATTATTGTCTGTTGAGAAAGATTTTTACCGTTGCTGTCAACTAGATCTTCAGTGGTACTTACAGTATCAAATTTCAATAGACCTTGAGCTGCGATATTGCGTTTGGCATTATAGCTCAACATACGAGCGATTCGAAGAACGCTGTCTTTTCTTTCAGCTAATTCGATAAAATTTTCTCTGGATGCTAAATCAATACGAAAACTTAGGCTTTGTCCTAAAAACGCCACAGCATCTATAAGAGCCATGTATTCAGAACTTTCAATATAATCATTAAAATCTTCTGGGTAGTTTTCGCGAAGATAGGTGATGATTACCCTACGTAGATTTTCAAAATCATAAGATTTGAAATCTGCATTTTTAAAGGTCTGATAGATTCTTGTCCAATCTTCGTTTAAAATTAAATTATTCTGTCTAGCAGTTACCGTCATAGTTTTATCCTTACTTGATATTTATTTGAAAAATTAACTGCTTAGTTAATGACAGAGTTATTTCTATCAAAATCAAAACTCATGCGTTCTGTTACATTAAAAGGCACATAAACTACTTCCGCTTCAATTCTAATACCCATGTCTGTGCTATCAATCGAGACTGAATTTACAATCAGCCTAGGATCATAATTTATGATCTGCTCAATATCCTGAGATATAATCTTTTTAACATCTTCTGTCATTGGTTCAAATAGTATGTCCCAGATCACTGTGCCAAACTCTGGATTTTGCAACTTTTCGCCTTTACGAATGTAGAGATGATTTATAAGATCTTTTTTAACCAAATCTATATCATATAATTTAAACCCAGTTTTAGATTCTGTAGAACTAAAACCTTTGTAGGTATGGGAAAGATTTCCCTGTTTGCCCACAGATGCGACATTATTAGCTACTGATTTTTGATTGTATAATTTTGTCATAATAAATCCTTATTCCAGTTCTCTATCAGTCAAGTCTGGAGTATATAATTTAGGTGCATAATTTTCATGAAGAGGCCAAGGTTCGTGCATCGGTATACGCTTAATAATACTTTTTAACGGTTCTTCTTTAAAATATTTGGTTTTAGCCCATTCGAGATCTTTATCCGTTACTGGGCTTTCATACGTCGGCAATGCTGTGGCCGGTAATGCTGGAGTTGCAGGAACTCCGTTCATATGTATTATTCCTGCAGTTTCAAAATGTCCCACTGTGCTTAATATGTTGGTAGAAACTCCGGCTGTAAGATTATTTGATTTAGTTGTGAAGATTTCTAAATCTTCAGTGGTTGTTATTTTTCCACCTTTACCTATAATTATTTTTGTATCGTGACGACTTTCTATTTGTACTCGACCGCTATCAAATCCTAGATCATCTTTATCTGCATCTTTACTGTAATCGGCAGCAGCTTTGATATTAACATTTCTGCCAGCTTCTAAATTAATATCGCGATCAGCACGTATATTGAGATCGTTTTTGGTATGTATACTGATGCTATCTTCAGAAAAAATATCTATCTTACCATTACTAGTTAATTCTACCCAAGCCGTTCCTCTAGCGTTACCGATATAAATTAAATCTTCTGAATTATGTAAAAGTATTTGATGTCCTGTTCTAGTACGCACACGAAAATATTCACTAAAGGGAATGTCAGGTTCGCCTGTTTCGTTATTCTGTGTATCTGCATATTCAGACGGGCCTTCACCTGCTGAAGTTTTGCGTTGATATCTTCCGTCACCATCGTCCATTACAAATTGAGTTCCGCCCATCCTACTAACAGGAACTGGTTCTTTAGAAGGATCCTGTTTAGTACCTATGAATTTTTTTGTTGCACCAGGACGCCTATCTAATGGCCCTGGAGATAAAATACCGAAAGACATATTAGGTACTTCTCGTCTTGCAGATGTTGTAGAATATCCCCTTGTATCATCCTCTAACAATCCTTGTTCTAAAAATCTATCTGCTATAGGATGTACAGCTTTTTTAACCTTATCTACTGCCATATTTTGCGAAAGATCGTTGGCCTTTCGATTAATTTCTGCTACAGGCAAAGGAGAAGATGTTGCGTATTTTTCTTTCTGAGCAGGCGATGCATCATTGCTAGTAGTGGCTCCAATAGCCGGAAGCATCTGATTACAAAATTTACTAGGGACGCAAGCGAACCAATATCCGTCAGCTGGGTTTCCGTCTATAAAAATCACAAGGACCGTGACTCCTACGTCAGGAGGCACGAACCACATACCATAAGATTTTTGCGTATCGTTATAGGCACTATCGTTTCCTACATTATTTCCCATAAATTCATAAGCGGTACTGCCATAAAACGGAGTAGCACATTTAACTGTATAAGTTTGTGTATCATCGCCTACGCTGTTTCCCGACTCCCGAAGTAAGGTAACCTCAAGACCTCCCATAAACGACGGATCTAGATGGCTAACAACTTTGGCTAGATAAGGTGCAGGCCTTAAGTTTGTAGATGAATTTTTTTCTGATTTGCGTATTTCTGTTGCCATATTATCTTATACCCATTCTGCGTTATCATCCGAACCTGCAAAACCTGAAGGAGTAGGTTCAACTTCTTGTGTCTTATACTGCATAACATCTTTGGTAATCGGTTTGAGAGGTGTGTCAAAATCATTGATTTGATAATTCATCCTAATACCAGTAATAGCCTGCTTGAACAGACCGTCTCTCACTGTGCTAATCACTTTAGTGACTTTGTATATTCCGCTAAAGGGACTTTCTGATTCTGGAGGAAACTGGAATGTGCCTGGAGGGAACCCGGCGTAATGTTCGGGTTCGATTGGAGTTCTGAATCTCAAAAACACATAAGTATCTCCGCCATCATAATCAGCATTACCATCGGAATTGATCATTGCTGTTTCGCCAGGACCGGCAAAATATCCCCCTTGACCGCTATCGGATATCCAATAAGGATCTCCTAAAACTTCGATGTTAATACCAACCATGTTGGTTACGTTTTGTAAAAATGCTGCATGAAAATTATTGGCCACTATCTGCTCGGTGGTTAGGTTTCCTGATCCACCAAAAGGTAATTTGAGATCCTGGCTCGGTTTAGCTGTAACGCCACCAGTCTTTGCACCTGCTGTAGCATTGACACCTGCACTACCTTCAGTTTTTTCAGCCTTAGAAACTGGTGTTTCTCCGCCTGATTCTTGATCTGGATTTTTTAATTTTCCTGAATCTGATTGAGGAACTGGTGCTATCGCTGTGAAGAAAGCATTATTAATATCAATGTCGAATTTTAAAACATCGACATTTTGTCCTGTATAGATATAGTTGTATTCTTTTACGATAGATTTAGCTATTTCACTATATCCCGGCGGAACTGCTCCGGTATTGCTGAATACACTACAATGAACAAGATACGGCAAGACTCGATATATTATCCTCTTACCCCACTGACCTAACGATTCGTCCCATTCGGTTAATTGTATTTGCACATCGATGCGAAACCACTTAACGTATCCTTCAGGCGTAACAAAATTTTCTTCCTTGATAGCCTCAGTTGCGTACTCAGAACTCAATACCGTTTGTGTAATAATAGCTGTTATAGTCTGTCCTTGAGCATATTGAAAGGTTCTTTTTTTAGGATCAATCGTTACTGTTTCTCTAACTACGACGCCTGTCTTGGGATCAATAGCGTCACTGGCTCTGGTATAAACAAAATTACCTCCGGACGAAGGGCTAAATCCAAACCCAGCACCTCCGATAGCATTGTCACCAAAGTCTGGAGCATTCTTATAAGATTTTCCCGCTTCTCTAAGTACTGTTTCGTTTTGCGGATCTAGTGTTGCTCTTTTGACCGCTTCAGAGATAGGACTTGATAGCGCAATAGGAGAATTAACTGCTTCGGGAAAATGTATTTCGTAGACATCGGCGACTTTTTTACCATCTTTGCCTACCTTTCTAATCTCTTGTTCATTTAACGCTATGCATAAACTTCGTTCACTGGTAGTTAAAACTTCTTTAACTGTGTTACCGGTCAATGCTATATCGTTATAGGTGTTGTTAATAACGCTGCTGAACCCTTGCAAATTATATGGTATGGCTTGTAAAACATACTTAGACCCAGCTTCGTCTGTTTTAAAGGTTGTGTTTCTTAGAGTTACCACAAAATATTTAGGCTTGACTGGTTTGATCGAATTTCCCCATTGGTCAAACCCTGTAAACTCCATAACTATCACATACGGTGTACCATTTAAATAATTTGGTTGACCGGAATTTATAGCAGCGATCTGTAGGCTCTGCAAAAATAGACCCATCGAATAGGGTTCATAAATTTCAAATTCGATATTTGTTTGTAAGGAAACACCCTGTGCTTCAGTGGCTGTAGGTATTGATGTTATAGAAAAGCCGTTAACATAATATTCAGGTGCATAGTTTGTATAGGCTGTATTGACCCTATTAGCTTCAAATCTTCCTGCAGAAGAAAATACAACATTAGTTAAAGAAGAAGGATTTCCTCTGTATGAGAAAGGATTATTAGCCTGCTCTTTGGTTAGTGCTGCCATCGTAAATAAAACATTATAGCTAGCAAATTTTTCTAATTCGTTTCTTTTACCTCTAGTTTGATATCTTTTCCTATAACTAAAATCTGTTTCGATCGAAAAATCAATATTAGGATCTATAGTTGCGCCTGGTTGAGAAGCACCAGGCATAATAGCTTCTGCCAGTCCTTTAGGAAGTGCTGATTTAAGTGCGGTGGTTAAGATTGGTGTTCCATCGGGTTTATTTCCCAATATAGTACTGGCCGCTACTCCGATATTTCTTGCTGCCTGTGCGAAATTACCGGCGACTTGGCCGGCACCTGAAACTACCGAAGAAATTTTTGATGCAAACTGAGCTGCGGTGGTGTCAAAGACTCCCATTTAAACTCCTAGAAATCGTTGGAGATTTGATTTTTTAGGAATATAGATTTTTTTTCCTGGTTCGAAATCATAGATAGGGTCTTTAAGTACGCTCATATTTCTTTGCACGAACACCCACCATAGCTTTGAATCACCGTATAGATCGTAGGCCAACAAATCCGGTCTATGATTATATTGATTCTCAATAACATAAAGAAAATCATCTTTTTCTGCCGGGATCGGTCTAATAGTCAGTAAGTCTAGATACAGAGCATTCTGTGTCGTTTCTGCATACGGCGATGATTTAGAATAAACTGTCATGATTAATGGAATCCGTAATTGGCTAAAGTTCCGCCTTGTGCGAAATCTTCTAAGCTGAAATCTCTTAATCTAGCTCTGTTGTATATCGGAGCCACTGTAACCGATATCGTGCTCATCACCGGAACCCATGTAGGGCTAAGTCCTGGCGGTTCACATTTGATATATTGAACATCGTCTTTCAGGTCAACCTGGAATGATTTTACTATTACCGGAACTGAATTAAAAATATTCGCACCATATCCATTTAATTCACATATAATAGGAGGATTTCCTACATTTTCTCCTCGACCAAAAAACATCTTGGTTGCGGATCTTAAAAATCTTGTAGCTGCGATCCAATACAATGCATCTCTTTCAGTTTCGCAACTGAACTCGCCGGATATCTGTATGTCATCAATTTGACTACCTTTGTATGCCTGGAAAGAATAATTATTATGTACAGGATCTTGTTGAGTATACATAGCTTTGGATGACAAAGTAATGTTCGGCATATACGGCCAGACCATTCCGCCAGTTGGTTTTAAGGTCTTATTGAACAGGTCCGATTGAAAAAGATCCCAATTGCAATCTAAACGAACTCTCCAATCTTTCGAAGCAATCTGTTTAACTTCTGTTACACCGCTTCTCTGCGAAAATAGTTCCCCGCCGGCTGGTAAATTAGCACCCCGAATACCGCTAAGCAAGTTATTAAGTTGGCCGGCTGCTCCAGAAATTTTTGAAGCTAGGCCAGCGATTCCAGATGCTAGGCCGCCAGAAGCAATTTTATCAATAGATCTACCAATATCTGATGCTATGTTGCTGATGCTACCGGCAACATTTCCTAGATTTTTTAAGCCTGTGCCTACACCGCCCACAGCTGATTGCACAGCACCACTTACTCCTCCTAGCGCAGTCTGCCCGCCAATGCCTACGCTGCCGAATCCACCGTTGGCAAAACCTCCACCGGTATTGCTTAATCTAGACACAGTTTCGCCTACATTTAATTTTCCGAGATCGGCCTGTATCGATGATGCAGCATTTCCTGCAGCCGCTGCCGCAGGGGCCAAAGATGCAGATATTTGTGCTACCAACGCTGCTTGAGGATTTACTGATCTTGCCATATTTTGAGTTCCTTTAGTGTATTTATTATTGAAAAAATGTGCTATTATATTAATTAACAGGAGATTTTAATTGATTATGCAACCACCAAAAATAAAGTATCTTACCAATAAAGACTTATTAAAAGAAATCCATAGAAGCAAAAATACATTTTGTAGCTTTAGTGCTCCGGAGTATTCGGATTACGACCTAATTGTTCCTACCCTAGAAAAAATTAATGTAAGAACTATTGCCGAAGCTAAACGTAACAGGGCAGCAAAACTATCTAAAGAAGCACACGAATCTGCACAAGCAGGAGGTAAAAAATTTCCGGCTAAAGATTTTGAAATAGATTATAAGAAAATTAACAAACAAGATGTGGTATTTAGAGTAATGACTTTTGAACATATTCCTTTGGCTCCTGGTCGTAAAAAGACCTTAAAGAATACCGCAGACAGTCACGAGAAAGTAAATTTTCCTCCTTTCCAACATTGGAAATTTGATGACAACGATAATCTGATCTGTGTGGGAAAGAGTCACTGGAAAGGGGGCGTTAAGTCTGGAAAATTTTCAAAGGATCATGGCCAGATGACCGATAATCTAGCACGTATGTTTATCAAGCTCTGTGAAAGATATGCAACAAGAGGAAACGTTCGTGGATATACTTATAACGACGAAATGCGCGGTCAAGCTATCCTACAGCTAACACAGATAGGACTTCAGTTTGATGAAAGTAAATCCGATAATCCTTTTGCTTATTATACTGCTGCCGTTACTAACTCATTCGTTAGAATCATCAACATCGAAAAACGTAACCAGAACATTAGGGATGACATACTGGAGATGAATGGTATGAATCCGAGTTGGACTCGTCAAAACAGCGGAAACGGTGCTGGTAGCGGTCCAGTAGTCAGCGGTTCCGTAGATGGCAGTGATTGGGATTGATTTTTAAAAACAGAGGCATTAACATATATCTATGAGTCTATTCAAAAAAGCTGCCTGTTTTACAGACATTCATTTTGGTTTGAAGTCTGGTAGTAGGATACACAATCAAGATTGTGAAGAATTTGTAACTTGGTTCTGCGAAGAAGCCAAGCGCGAAGGATGCGAAACCGCATTTTTCCTAGGTGACTGGCATCATAATCGATCCACTACTGATGTTAGCACTATGAATTATACAGTTTCTAATCTCGAACGGTTAAGTGATAATTTTGAACGTGTGTATTTTATATTAGGAAATCACGATTTATTTTACAAAGACAAGCGTGAGATCAACTCTGTCGAGTTTATGCGATTGTTTCCCAATGTGATTCCTATCAAAGATCCTTTTACCGAAGGCGATGTAACAATTTTACCTTGGTTAGTGGCAGACGAATGGAAAACTATTCCTAATATTAAAAGTCGTTATATCTTCGGACATTTAGAATTACCTAGCTTTTACATGAATGCTATGGTACAGATGCCCGATCACGGACAATTACAAAGAAGTCACTTTGTAAATCAGGAATATGTCTTTACCGGCCACTTCCATAAAAGACAGGCCACTAATAATATTGTCTATATAGGCAATGCATTTCCTCATAACTACGCAGATTCAGGCGATGACGACAGGGGCATGATGATATTAGAATGGGGAGGAAAGCCTGAATATCGTACTTGGCCTAAGCAACCTGTTTATCGGACGTATAAACTTAGTCAAATCATTGATCGTCCCGATGAATTATTGCGTGAAAAAATGCATTGTCGTGTAACTATCGACTTACCTATTACATTTGAAGAAGCGAATTTTATCAAAGAGCAATTTATTCCGCAATACAATTTGCGAGAATTAATGTTGATACCAGAAAAAGTAGAAGTTGAAAGTAATTCAACTCCTATAGATATCAACTTTGAAAGTGTTGATACCATTGTAATGAATCAGATAAACGCTATCGAAAGCGACACCTACAACAAAAATCTATTGTTGGATATCTATAAAGAATTATGATAAAAATTAAAAATTTAACTGTTAGAAATTTTATGAGTGTGGGCAATCAGACCCAGGCCATAGACTTCGATCGTGGACAGCTAACTTTGGTCTTAGGTGAAAATCTAGATCTAGGAGGTGATGACTCTGGTGCCCGCAACGGTACAGGCAAAACTACAATCATCAACGGCCTAAGTTATGCTATCTACGGCCAGGCGTTAACAAATATCAAAAAAGATAATCTAATTAATAAGATCAACAGCAAAGGAATGCTGTGTACCGTTACGTTTGAAAAAGACGGTATCGAATATCATATCGAACGTGGTCGTAAACCTAATATTCTAAAGTTCAGTATTAACGGACAAGAGCAAGAATTACAAGATTTAGATGAAAGTCAGGGAGATTCTCGAGAAACACAGAAAGCCATCGACGAAATGATCGGTATGAGTCACGAAATGTTTAAACATCTCGTGGCTCTTAACACATATACTGAACCTTTTCTGAGCATGAAAGCTGCTGATCAGCGCAGTATCATCGAACAGCTACTCGGAATTACACAACTCAGCGAAAAAGCTGAAGCACTTAAAGAACAAATTAGACTGACTAAAGATGCTATCTCTACAGAAAATACAAGGATCGAAACTATAAAAATTTCAAACGATCGAATCCAACAAAGTATTGAGTCATTAGAGAGAAAACAAAAGATATGGGACGATCAAAAAGAAAAATCTATAGAAGACATTCTTAAGAGCATCGACTTATTAAGTAACATCGATATCGAAACTGAGATTTCAAATCAAAGAGCATTAATAGAATGGAACAAAAATAAAAAAGAATTAGACAGTTTAACGGCTATGATCGCTAAACAAACATCTACCCTTGAAAAAGAACAAAGGTCATTAGAAAAATTAGAAAAAGAATTAGCTAGTTTGACTGAACACAAATGTCATAGTTGTGGACAAGAAATCCACGATGCAAAACACGAAACTATGCTTTCAACAAAATCAAAACAAGTAGCAGATAGCCAAGCATCAATTAACGAATACAAAACGGAATTAGAAGATCTCAACGAAGCATTAACTTTAATTGGTGAACTAGGAGTGTGTCCTAGTGTTTCTTACGATAGTTTAGAAGAAGCATTAAATCATAAAAACACTTTAGATGGTCTAGAAAAAGATATCGCTGTCAAAGAAGCAGAAATTAATCCCTATGGAGAGCAAATCGAAGAATTGAAAAAAACTGCTGTACAGGAAATTAACTGGGAAGCAGTAAACGAGTTAACTAAAATTAAAGATCATCAAGAATTCCTATACAAACTGTTAACAAATAAAGATAGTTTTGTACGCAAACGCATAATTGATCAGAATCTAGCGTTCTTAAATCAACGTTTGACCTACTATCTAGATAAAATTGGACTTCCGCACATAGTTGAATTCCAAAACGATCTCTCTGTGATTATTACTCAGCTAGGACAAGATTTAGATTTTGATAATCTCAGTCGCGGAGAACGCAACAGGTTGATATTAAGCATGAGTTGGGCATTCCGCGATGTGTGGGAGAATTTATACCACAGCATCAATCTGTTATTCATTGATGAGTTAGTCGACTCAGGAATGGATTCTAGCGGAGTAGAATCAAGTATAGCAGTTCTTAAACGCATGACCAGAGAACGAGAAAAAAATGTGTTCTTGATTTCGCATAGAGATGATCTAACCAGCCGTGTAAATCATGTCCTGAAGGTAATCAAAGAAAACGGATTTACCAGTTACTCCAATGATGTTGAGATAGTAACCTCATGACAACAGAATCTCATGACAAGATGATTGCTGCTTTTCAAGAATATTTTAAGTGGCAGGAACGTTTTGAATATAAAGGCTCCGACGAAGCAGGTATAAAGGCACGATATTGGCTATCCGAAATTAGAAATGAGGCAAGTAAAAGGCGAGTAGAAATACAAGAAAAACGTGAGGCTCGTAAATTAGCCAGAAAAGGCAAGCTAGGTCGACCGCCCAAACTAACTAAGTGAGTGCAGTGGACTTATCAAAATCAAATCGTAGAAGAAATTCCAGAAGGCTATATTGGCTTTGTTTATCTCATCACCAATCTTACGACCGGGCAGAAGTATATAGGCAAGAAACTAGCACAGTTTAAACGCACTAAACCACCACTCAAAGGCAAAAAACTTAAAAGAAGAAGCACAGTAGAAAGCGATTGGCGCGATTACTGGGGTTCATCTGATAGGTTAAACGCAGATGTCCAAGCACTAGGTCCGGAAAACTTCACAAGAGAAATACTTTATCTTTGCAAATCCAAGGCAGAAATGTCATATCTAGAGGCAAGAGAGCAGTTTGAACGCAGAGTTTTAGAAACAGATGACTATTATAATGGCATTATAAACGTCAGAGTTGGCGGTTCAAACATACTTAGACAGCGTCTAGAAGAACATAAAAAGGCAAAATAAGGCGGTTTTTTGGCTAGCGCAGGCCTTAATTTCTTGCGCTCTATACCTGGTCAATCGTGGTCACAGGGACGGAAATCCACGCCGCAGTGGTACTCAACTACTACCCATTTATGGATGAAGATCGCTTAAAACCTGCGATTTAGTTGTTTGAAAAGGATAAGCAAAGGTAAAAAG